AACTACTGCTATTGGCTTTGTTATCGCCGCCAACAGCAAATTCAAACTCGTAACCGTCGACATCCATTTCTGGTATGTTGTCTTTGCCTCTGTCACCACCATTACAAAATACATATTCATGTTGATGACCAAATGCATTTCTAACTAACTCTAAGCCTTTGGTTACACTGCCGTCTTCATCGTCAACAGCATACACATTGTCTACCATGTCCATGCGTTGTATGATTAGGGAACGTTCTTCAAAAGGCATAAAGGGTCTGCCTTTCTTGCGAGTAAGCCACTCGTCGCTGTTTACTAGCACTACAAGTTTATCGCCATGTTGTGCTGCTGATTCTAAATAATTTATATGTCCTGAATGTAGTGGATCGAAACCCCCACTAACAACGGCTATACGCATTTACAGTCGGCCTCTAGCCTTTATCTTCTTCTGTAAATCTTCATGAGCTCTACGTTTCTTCTTAGTCTTCATCCATTTAGTGCCACCACTATTTGAATCAATCCATGTGCCAGCACGTCTTTTAGCTTCGACTTCGCGGTTCCATCTAGACTTTGCAGCTGCTTTTCTACGTTTACGTTTAGCACTTGGCTTCTCGTAAAATTCATTCTTGGCTAAGTCTTTTTGTCTATCGTCACGTTCAAGTATCTTCTTTAAACGTCTGATAGCACCGTTGACATCATCGTTGCGGACTTCGACTGAAGCACCGCGGAACTGTTTTTCTTGAGGCTTATTAAAATGTCTCTTAGGTTTATTAAAACCTTCTTTAACACCTTTACTCCAATTGTTGTTTTTCATTTATTTCCTGTGTGTAAAAACTTTAGTTTATGTCTATTATACTACCTTTATTTAGCATTGTCAAGTGTATTGTTTCTAAAAAATCTGTAATCTTCTAGAATCCTACTTGTACCATCTGCGTACATAGCCATAGGTTTTTCTATTCTACTTGGGTACTTATCAAATATTACTTTACTAACACCTTCTTCCTGGAGTTCTGGAGCATTATACATTAAGTAGAATAAACTGTTCTCTACTATACTCTTAACTGCTCTAGCACCCATCCCACTCTTACTAGCTCTACATGCAACATCTCTAAAATAAGATATACCAAAGTCTATCTCAATTTCGTTACAAAGCATAAGTTCTTTTACTTGATCAATAATACTGTTCTTAACACTTTGCATTATTTCAACTAGTTGTTCTTCGGACAGTTTATCTAATGTTGTTATAATTGGTAAACGTCCTACTAACTCAGGAATCAATCCATACTTAACAACATCTTCTGATAGTAATGCTTTTAGGATACCATCTGATTGTTCCTTAGCAATAACATTGCCTGTGAAGCCTACACCTGTTTTATTTTTTAATCTCTTAATAATAAATTCTTCAACACCAACAAATGCTCCACCAACTATAAACAGCACATTAGAAGTATCAAACTCGACGTACTCATCTGTTAATTTCTTTGTACCTAGTTTAACTTTAGTTACTGTGCCTTCTATTAAACGTAACATTGCTTGTTGTACACCCTCGCCACTTACGTCTCTGGTAGTAGTACTACTCTCACTCTTACGAGATTTCTTATCAATCTCGTCAATGTATATAATACCTTTTTGTGCAAGTTTTATATCATAGTCTGCTACGACTAGCAATCTTTCTAGTACAGCTTCTACATCGTCGCCTACATATCCTGCTTCTGTTAGTGTAGTTGCATCTGCTATTGCAAACGGTACGTTTAGTTTCCTAGCAAGTGTTTTAGCAAATAGTGTTTTACCGGAGCCTGTTGGACCAATCATTAGTACGTTACTCTTTTCTATAGTTACGTCATTGGTGCTGGTGTGGTTTATTCTTTTGTAATGGTTATATGCTGATGTGCTAAGTATTTCCTTAGCCTCTTCTTGCCCTGTGATATACTGATTTAAGTAATCATGTATTTCTCTAGGTGTTGGTATCTCCCCCGAGTCTTCTAATAATAAATGTTTATCGTCGTCTAGTATTTCGTAACTGATTGAAATGCATTCGTTACAAATATAAACGTTGGGACCTGCAATAAGTTTTTCTACTTGGTCTCTACTTTTACCACAAAAATTACAGTTTAACTTTTTGTCTGTCATTTTTTACCTATATACCTTTTATTAGTTTCTGGTTTATCTGGAGTCGGTAGTGGCTGAGCCCAAAAGCCTATTTTCTTTTTAACTTCTTCTTCAGAACTTTTTTGTAATAATTTAAATATTTGCCCTTCGGATAAGTCTTCTTTATTCATTTCACTTGCGGCAAGTAATCTAGCCGCTTCTTTTAAATCACCAGTTGCTTCTTTCTCAACTGTGACTATCTTTTCTTTTTGTAATTCTAGTTCTTCTATTCTGGATTTGAGTTGTTTGTTTTCTCTTCTAAGTCCAGCGTCAGCTGGATTGGCTTTAGTAACCACTCGCTCGGGTCCTGGTACTTCTTTTTCGACAATTCGTATTGTCTCCTTCTCGATCTCGACTGGCTTCTCAACTGTAATGATCTTTTCCTTTTCAACTTCAACTTCCTTAATAATAGTTTTAGGTTTACGTTTTTCCAACTTATCAATCTGGTCTAATGAGTCAGATAATAACTTTAGTGTATTACCATATCTCTCATACAACTCATTGAGGGCTTGTTGTAATTCTTTATTAGTCGTCATCTTTACTAAGCCTCTTACTTAATTTCTTTTCTAGATTTAGTATGGACTTAGGTACTGTTAAATTTATGTCTAATTCTTTTGTGTTATCTATTATAACTTCTTTCGGCTTTTTGGTCAACTGTTTTTCTAGTTTTTTTATTTTTCTTTGCAAAGCCGCTTCTGCTTTTTTATCTACACTAGAAGGTCCATCGTTCTCACTGAGCTTGTTATCAGCTGCCCCTTCTCGTTGTACAGGTAAAGTATCGTCTGCATCGCTTGCCCCTGGTTCACTACTGTGTGAATCTCCTGAGCCCTCACTGTTGTCTGTTTCTTGTCCATCATCATTGATGCTGAGGTTATTGGTTGAATTTCCATTACTATCTCCTTCAGGTCCTTTTTTCTCTAGGTTAACTCCGTACCTAAGTAATGTTTGGTTTGCCGCTATTACTAGCATAACTGCTAATGGGTCAAACACAAATACAAGTAGTAGTATAAACACTTGTACTGCTTTGTCTAGTAGGTCCTCACTGTCGCCACCAAATAGTAATTGTGCTACATATTTGATTGGTCCTACTTCTTTCTCTAATGTTCTAACTTCGCTTTCTGCTTCAAACTTCTCATCTTTGATTACTATAAGTCCATCATAGATATCATCGATTTGATTATTGTAGTCATCTATCTTAACTAGTATTTGATCTTGATCTTGACTGCTAGAGTCTCTCAGACCAGTTATTTCTTTGTTAGCATTATCTATTACAGTTTGTGCCTGTGCTCTGTACTTGTCTATGTTTGCTTGTTGGCTGTTAATATCACGTTGTGCGATTTGCCTTAGATTATTTTTCTCAGATGATATTGCATCACGTTCTGCTTTTTGCCCTAGTCTTACTTCGTTTGCTAGTGCAACATTATCTACTGTTTCTGTTTCAGCACTTCTAAATATTCCACCACCGTCTGTTTCAGTTGTAACTGTGCCTTGGCTTGCATAACTGTCTACGATATTATCTAGTGGTATTAGTTTGTCATCCTGTGCTTTAAGGTCAATAACTAGTTGGTCTCTTATGCTTTGGATTTGTCCTTGTGCATAATCAATGTCACCTTGCACTCTATCCCAGGCGCCATCTCTGATACTCTCTTGTTGTTGTATTGTAGCACTAACATCTAAGCCGCCGCCAGTTTGTAAACCAGCAATACGGTCTTCTAGTATGTCTATCTTGTTTTCTTCTCTGGCAATTTTGCCATCAAGTCTTTCTACAATAGCAAATGCATCTCCACTTGCTCCTGCCTGATCTAAATGTGCTTTTGACAAGTATCCAAAGATACCCATGCTTGTGATAAGCATTAGAATTGCTACTGCAACACACAAATATGATTTAAGCATTAACGAAGTGTCGTTCCAATACCTGTATAACCAACTAGCAGTAAGTAGTTTACCTACTTCCAGTGTGCCAGCCATTACTGCAATAGGCAAAGCTGCCGCACTGAAGATAGCCATTAGGCCTGCAATGCTGAACCATGCCGCTACCCCAGCAATAGCCAGAGCGGTAATTAATGTGAGGATTCCAAATAACATATACATATTTACCTGGATTAGTTGAGTGGCTAACTTAATATTGTCTATTAAACTGGGTTATATTGAGGATATATAATCTCCCCACCCGTCGGTGAGAGGATTACACGTTCTAATCTTCTATGTATTCATCATATAGCACTGTTATAGACCGTCGTCGAGCAAACAGTGAAGCTCTGTTATTGTTTAACTAAATTTTACTTTAGTATGGTCGTTAAGTTCAACAGTAGCACTATTGTGCTCATGTTCTCTTACTGTGGTCTTTTGTACCCAACATCTTCCGTTTGTTAATTCCTTAACAATTTCATCTGCTTTGTCAAAAGCCATTTCAGCAAAACGTTCACAACCTGTATGCGATACTACTCGCATATCAATTAGACCCTTGTCTTGTAACATTTGAATGGTTTCCATTTCTGGGTCATTCTCTGCTACCAAGTAAGTATGATCGAACATTTGTTTCAACCATTCTTTAAGTGGCTTTAGTCCACCAAAGTCTACTATCCAGTTACTGCTATCAAGTTCATCTCCACCAAAGGTGAATTCAAACTGTAATGCGTAACCATGGATTAAGTTACAGTGGCTATCGGCCTTCCACTGTCTAAACGCACAACTATGTCCAGTTGAATGCGAATATGTTTTACCTGAATAAAATCTTTTGTTCATAGTCATTACCTTTAAATGTATTTTTGTATTATACAGTATATTTAGGCAATGTCAAGAATTATTTTAATATTTGTGGTATAACTATTTCTTTTTCTTTTCCATTAACTTAACGGCTTTGTCATACTCTACTTTAGCAATAACTTTTTCACGCAATAATTTATCTCTATTGACCATGTGCTTTGCTTGGACTTCATCTTTACTGCCTCCGAAGTATGCTACTGCATGTCCTTCTTCAACTAGTATGTCAGTTGCCATACGACCATCTAATGCTACAAAGTCACCAAGTACTCTACCAAACTTACCTCTCATATCTTCGCCATCTCTAGCAATCTGAGTTTTAAGTATGCAAGACTTACCTAGTATTTCTTTTAATTTTGTTTTTGCAGCCAAGCCAAAAAGTTTTTCTACTTTATCTCTGGTTCTTGATTCTGGTGTATCAATGCCCATGATGCGGACTCTTTCGTCCATCATCCAAACACCAAACCCTAAGTCGATATTTACGTCCACTGTATCGCCGTCAACAATTTTAACGACATTCGCTTTATACTCGTACATGTGTTTCTCCCTGTTTGTACTGTTACCTATGTACGAGTATTTATGATATTAAGTTATGGTTTAATGATCCTGTTTTGTAAAGTGGAAGGAGTTTGCAATGGCCTTATCACGGAGAGGGCTTTTGTCTAGGTGATTTATAAAATCATCATAAGAAGTCATGTCATCACGAAACTTTGCAGTTGCTTGTTTGCAACTTGGACCTTCTAAAATTTGGTTAAATATATCACCTGCATCCTGTCCTGATTGAACTTGTTGCTTGTATACTTTATTCTCAATACTCAAATAATCATCTACGGCAGAAAAGTCTTCTTGATCGCGTACAGCATTAATTATTACTTCTTTCCATCTGCTGTGTAACTTTGGTATAAATTTTGAATTGTCATGGTGACCATGTCCACGTTCGTATCCATCGTCTGATGTATTTGATCTATGAAATGTTTGCCTAGGTACTGTGTGTATATCGCATAATACACCGTCAATTGAACTTAACGGTATGAGATGTACATCACTATGTGCTAATTTTATTTGCAGTAATGTAAATAACGGACGGTACATGTGAACATCATTAAAATCACATCGTTGATTATTAATCGATACCATAGTAAGTACTAGTTGCTTAATATATTCATTACTTGCGTTATCAGAAATCTGTTGACCTGCGTTACTAACATCTGAATAAAATAGATCCCAGTGTGTATGCATCATAAACAATAAGCCAGTAGCCCATCTGTCTACGGGCTCTCTGCAAAACGCATATATTTTATAATCCGGGTAGTTGGCTAAATGACTATGAACTTTGGAGTCAGGGATTTTGTCATCCAATATCCATTTCTCACCAAACTCATTTACATTTATACCTAGTTCAGAATCTTCAAACCGAGGCATGAGTATCGTGCGTATACTAGTCGATGCTCCTTTGGGATAAGTTAAGCAAATAGTTTTAAGTTTATCGTTAACAAGGAAATCGAACATTGGTCAACTCGCAGTGTAAAAAATGTGGCCACCCACTTTCTTTACAGGAGTATAACTGGTACTCCAGTAAGGTTCAACAAAATCAGCATGGTACCACAATGCATTAGCTGGAATAACCTCAGGCGCTTTGCCTCTAATCGAATCTTCAGCAATTCTTAAACTGTCTAACCATGACTGCATATTGGCTTTGATAACATCACCTTTCTTATTAGTTAGGTATAAAGTATCTGACTTACCATCACAGTACCAACTGAACTGACACTGATTTCTAATAGGTACTAATGTACCGTTATGCTGTTGCCACCATGTTGAGTGTTTTGCTTGATACACTACACCACATAAAGTATTTGGGTAGTGAGGGCTACTAACTCTATTCATAGTTACATTAGCAACTGCAATTTTGCCTCTAGTAGATTCGCCTCTCGCTTCAAAGTAAATGTTCTTAGCAAGACAATGCATCTCGTCCACATCAATTTCTGCAACTGGTGGTCCTTGTAGTGCTTCTTTAGGAATTTCAAGTGTGTATGATTTTTGTCCTGAATTGGTCATAACAGAATTGGTGAATCCTACTATTGCCCAAACTAACAGTCCTGCAGTAAAGCCTGCTAATAAATGATCTTTCATATCAAGTCCCCCACTAAAAATATTCGCACTGAGCGTTAATTTACTTGATGAGCTGAATGCTCGAAGTCATCTCTGTATACTTATCTGCAATTTCTTTTTGAGTTACAGCGTATGTTAATACAGTTGACATGTTGATATCAACATGCTTAGGTTCAGCACTCATTAGCCAAGGAACCATGCCTATGCCTTGTTGCCCTGGTGCTAGTACTACTACTTTGCTTAATGTAAGTGTATCGCTTTCGTTTTTCTCAAAACGTGCTATTAGTTCTTCGCCTGATACTAACTTAGTTGTAACTACTTCACCACTTTTTAACGGTTTATCAAATAACATATATTCCTCGTTTTTTTATTTGTATAGCATATTATATACTATGTTAATCAAATGTCAACACTTTTTTACGGCAAAAAGGCCTGTTTTCGTACACTTTTCTGCATCAAAAGTTAAATATAAACGTTGGACAGGATATTAGAGTCTAGCAAGTTATAAATTAATGCGTCCCTCTTAGAATACGCTAAATAGTTCCAGGAGAACACAATGACTGTGCCAACACTTTTAGTAAGAACAACAGGGCCCTGAAGTTTTACTAACACCAGAGTAACATCTATTTCCTTAGATGTAACTCTCGCATAGTCTGCAGTCGCGAATCGCAATGTCGACTACCATGAAAGTGAATTGCTCTGGCGTCACTTATATTGATTTTATTATGATGATAATCATCTTCCCCACCAAATAAAACTTGATATGCCATCCAAGGTTTGAGTACATCACCTAGTTTAATATTTTGTGCAAACATCATTGCATTGTAAATAACTTGCTCACTGTCCCATCTATTCGGATTCCAATTCTCAACCATCTCTATGCCTAGGTCCCAAATACTTTGGTCCATGTCTTTGGGATAGTATCTAATACCACAGTTAAAGAAATTTTCAAAGTCTAAGTTGTAATGATCATCTGTTGTCCACGATGGTTGCGTTAAACCAAACATTGAAAACTTATCAAACTGATCGAAGTATTGTACTTTCTTCATAAACAGTACATCGAGATCAGCATACAATATGTTATGCCCTTCCTTCCACAGATCATATATTTCATAGAAGTTTACTTTGAACACATCTCTGATGTTGTCTGCAGTGCCACGAAATACTTTTATTTCATCTAAATCTTGCACATAGGCTTCGGCACTAGCAACACTTAGTTCTTCCATTTGTGTATAACTGTTTTGTATGTCGCCTTCGTCTGTGCGATCGTTATACCATTTAGAATGATCATTGACTGTGTAATTTTTGTACACTAATATATTCATGCCATTATCTCATGTAATATTTGTGGATTAAGTACTTTAACTTTTTTCATGTAGGCCCATGGCTTGATTATACAGTTGCTCACTAGCCAAGTTCTTAGCCTTAGCCTCGCACTGTATGTCAAACTGTGACCAAAAGCTCAATGCCCATGCATTAGCTTTTTCGTTAGGGAAGTAATCGGAATGAGCTCTCAACTTTTGTTTCTTATGACCTTGTTCAAGTAGTCCCACAATATCATGCATATTAGTGTGGGTATCGTCAGTAATAGGTAGATGCTCGTCACGACTGTAGCTATAATGCATAGCAGGGCGAACTCCACGCCAACTGTCGATAACTTCTTTAACGCGATCATCCTCTGGTTGTATGTATTCTTCATCTCTAATCCAATGGTGGTGTATGTCGAGAACTAGTGCTACATGATCTTTTAGTTTGAGACTTTCGTCTAGTCCCCAGCACATCTCGTCATTCTCGATAGTAATAGTATTTAGTGCCTCGGGTGACAAACGGGGCAATACTTTGATAAGACCGGGTGCACCTAATCTACCTGAGACATGTACATTAATCTTAAAGTCTTGGAACTCTTTGCCGAAGCCCATGTATCGTGCCATAGTTGCGTGGTACTCGAACTCGTCAATACTACGTTCAACAACATCGGGTCTATCACTAGCAAGTACACAGAACTGACCTGGATGGAAACTAATGCGAACATCTTTGTCTCTAGCAAGTTGACCTACCTTAGCAAAGCCTTCTTCTAACATCTTAACGTTAGTAGGATCTTGCCATAAGTAAGACCAGTTTTCATGTGTAGCGGCAGGTAATTGATTGCTACCTAGTCTAACCATTCTACGATTTTCGGGCAGGGTGCTAACATAGTCAACAAGATTGTATGCACTTTGCATGTTGTGTGTTGCAATATCAAGCATACGATCTTCTGCTACAGCCTTGTCTTGCCTGTTAAGCCATGTAACTGTAGTTTGTCGCTCTGTGAAGTTCTGCTGTATTTCTTTTAGTACCTTGGGTTTCTGAGACTGGTCAGGGTCCATGTACTTACAGCAAAAACCGATGCGTTGTAAATCATTGTCAAACATATATTACCTACCTAATGTAAAAGTGTTATTATATACGAACATGCTGAGTATGTCAAGTAGTTGGTACTCCCTAGGAGAGTCGAACTCCTGTTGCCGAGATGAAAACCCGGTGTCCTAACCACTAGACGAAGGGAGCATAAATTGGAGGGATGGGTAGCAGTCGTTTGTTAGTACTTTTATAATGTGAACTCTGCAAATCATTCGCTACCCTGTCCCTTACCCGAGTAATAAAACCCCTATATGCTCGTTGCAAACAGTACACTTAGGGATTGACCCAATTTACGGAATACCATTCGAGTTTGCAACAATGCGTATATTATACTACTAACAGGTATGCAAGTCAACCTATATTTTGCCTGATAATAGATCTATTGCTTGTTGTGTTTGCGATGCACTAGGTACATCAGCATCTACAGGATGTTCAAACGCCTGCAGTATTTTAACTGCTTTGCTGTATAGCTCTTCTTTTGTATCTGCAGACATTACCGCAGTACCGTTGTCCACTACGATATATTTGTTATCTATTAGCATTAGTTTCATACCCTTACTTATAAGTTTTTAGATATCTGATTTTAAATTTTTGATAAATATATAGATAACAACAACTCTATCGTAGGAATCAATTTGCCATGGCAGACATAAAAAAATATAATTTGAAAGGCGTAGGTGCTAATGTAGAACTTGGTAAACAAGGTTCATATATTAGCGGTACATCAGACGCTGTTTCTTTCTTTAACAATACAGATGCATTACAAAAAGTAAGCATTGCAAATGCTACATTAGCCGGTCACGCTATTACTAAAGCACAACTTGATGATGTTGCTGGTGACTTAATACAGCATTTCACAACAGAATTTGACTACACTACTACTTCAGTTGATTTAGCAGGCGTAACATCAGGCTCTAGAATCATTGGCGTAACAGTTGATATTCCTACAGCATGGACAGCAACTAATAACACCGGAACTTTTGTAGAAGTTGGTGACTCAGGTAACCAATCTAGATTCATCGGCACTGGTGGCGTAGACATTAAACTTGCAGGACAATATCACAGTCAGTATCAATATGAATACGATGCAGCTGACACATTAGAACTAAATGTAACAGCCGGCGATGCAACTGCTGGTGTAGGTTCAGTTAGTGTAATAGTATCAAATGGTATACTAAGTGTAACAGATTACGGTGGCATCCAGTCTTCGGCTGATGTTAACAGCGATCTCGGTAACATAGCATAAAGGATATAGTATGAAGCAATACAATTTAAAAGGTGTTGGACAAACAGTTGAACTAGGCAAGCAGGGACCTAAAGTTGTAGGTTCTGCTAACTCCGTAGCAATACAAGACAAAGACGGTAATGCTGAAAACTTAATTATGTCTGCTGGTACAGATGCAGAGCATGCTGTTACCTTAGCACAGTTAGATGCAGAAACAGGCTTCCGAGTAATGACAGTTAACGAAACTGTTACTTACGATGGTGGGACACAATACTTATTCACAGCAAAAGCAAATACTACTATCTTAGGTGCAATGATTGAGAAGACTGCAGGTAACTGGGCTGACTATGATGCATTTACTGATATTACTATTGGTGATGCTGCAGACAACGATAGATTATTTGACCAAGGCTGGACTCCGGACGGAACTCAAGCAATTGGTAGTACTCAACATAAGTACACTGCTGATACAGCTATATATGCGTATGTTACTCAAGGTGGTGCTACTGCTGGTGGTGCTAGAATTAGAGTGAAGCATGTAGGGCCTGACTTAGACCAAACGGCTCCATAATAACTATGAATATTTTCGATATTACAGAAGCAAAAGCAAAAGTTGTTCGAGCTAGTGATAAAAAGCCAAAGAAAATAAAGCCTTCCACAGGACACGAAAGCCCACATCCAATGCAAGGTAAACTTGTAGGAGAGGGCAATCGACCTCAGAAGCCAAAGTCTTACAGTGCAAGAAATCCAGTTGCAAAGAATATTGAAAAGTTCAATAGACCTGCAACACACATGGACAAGAAAAAAGAAATGAAGAAGAAGGGACCTAAAATCCAAATGGATGAAGGCCCTTTAGTTTTACAAGGCAAATCCGGTGTTAACGGTATGCTTGACAGATTTCTAGATACATGGAAAAGTTCAGATCCTTCAGAAGAACAGTACGCAGATTTAATGAAAGTACTCGGCAAACACATAGAATTTCAAGACGGTAAGAGAGTTGTCCTCACAGACTTAGAAGAAGGCAATATTGGTAAAGCAGTAGGTGCATTAGCACTAGTAGCAGCTTTAGGATATGCTATGCCATCTGCTAAAGATAGCCCACTAGGTAAAGAATTACAACTAGCCGCACAACAAGGTGACACTGTAGCAGAATACCATTTAGATAATTTAGATCTTTATATGGAAGCAAGTGATCAACGAACAATGATTAACTTAAAAATTGCATACATTGAAGATTCACCAAGAGAAGATGTTAAAGCATACTTAGCCAAGAAAGCAGGTATCGAAGAAGCAAAGAGTCCTACAAGCATGGATTGCTGGGACGGTTACAAAAAGGACGGCACAAAAGCAGGCACTGGCAAAAATAAGGGCAAGCGAGTAAACAACTGCGTTCCTAAGTAACAACTTAAAAGGAATACAACATGGACACACTTACAACGATGCTCACCGACCGGGTGTGGATCTACACTGCAATCGCAGGATCACTACTAGGTGCAGCTTTCCTAGCATACTTTAAAGGAACAAAAGCAGGTATATGGGCTTACAGTAAGTTTGACCAGTTCCTAGACTTCTTAGTACAACGTTATGGATGGACGTGGTTTAAACAGGACGAGAACGCTTGGCGTAAACGTTACCCTAAAGTAACTGCAAAAATTGACAACCTCGAAGCAAGAATCGCAAAACTAGAAAACAAAAAAAAGTAAAATCTCTCTGTATTATTGATAAGTAATACTATGGGATATTATAAAAGAAATAACGGTTTTACTAGAGGCCCAGCCTGGGCAGAACAACCTTTTCAACATATAACACATGAGTTTTGGCCCGACTTAACAAAGTTAAGGGAAGAAGCACTAGCGGTTAGAGATTCTAATGAACATAGATTAACTGTACAAGTACCTAACGGCAGAGACGATGTAGATGATGTTGTATTGGACTTTCAATTTGTAAGCGATCATACGCCAGTACTGCAACAGCATTGGCAAAACTTTCAAGACTGGTTTGGTGAGACTGGAGCTGCATACTGTCAATATTTCTATATAGATGCAAATGCAGATTACGAATGGCACAGAGATAACGTTCTAAGAGACATAGAATACGACCCAAGAAAAGTTCAAGAAACTACTACAGCAGAAATACCTGACAAATATAAAGTTAATTCACAAACTAACTTTCCAGTACAATGTGCTATTAATGTAGTATTAACAGAAGATGGTTCAGAATGCGAGTTTTATGATTTTGGATCTTATAAATATACGGCTGGAATATTAAATACATCTCACTTACATAGGGTTTTCCCTTCGGAGCAGAGAATACTAGCAAGGATTTCTTTTTTAGAATTATTATATGAAGAAGTTATCCACAGAGTTAGAAAACTAGAAAAGAGGAATAAAAAATGATAGATTGGATTAAAGCAAGATTAAAAGAAAGAACAAGTTGGGACGGTAGCGTTCTAATTGGCGGTGGTATTGTAATGATACTAGCACCTATAAACCTAATTGCATACGGCATGATAGCATACGGCCTGTGGACAATTGCAACCAAAGAAGGATAATGGCAAAAGCAGCACAACGCAAAAAGAACAAGTCGTTAATTAACGGCACAGGAAGAAAGTGTACATCAACTGGTATTGGTGGTAGAGGACGCAAAGTAAAAATTGCTATGTCTACTATGAATAAAAGTAAAAAACGTTGTATGGCTATGAGTAGGGGGCAAGGATAATGCCAACTAAATTTAGAGCAAGTGCTACTACTGTAAAACGTGGTACTAAAACAGCAGTAACAGAACACTATTATATTAGGAACACACCTAAAGAAGAACTTATTGAGTATCTTAATAATGGTCAAAAGCCAAAGGTAAAACAAAAATGTTCAAACGAATTAGTTCGTAGAGGTATTGAAATTGTTTGGAAGGATAAAGAACCTGACTCATAAATTTGTATTTAGAAGATAAATACAATTATGAAAATACATAATATTACTGGACCATCGCAAATAACTGAACATGTTAAGGGTGGCCTCGACAGTTACTATCAGCTAACCAAAGCAAAACGTTTGGCAAAAGCAGACGGGCATGACTATGACAAACTTCCTGAATACGATAGAGGTAAAGATCAACCTCACAAAGAAAAGTATATGGCTTTAGCAAAAGAAGTCAACGAAATGGACCAAGACGAAGTAGATACTGGACCAACTTGGAAAGATGATTTAGAAGATGCATTAGATGGTTATCCTGAATGGGCACATGAATATATCAAAGATGGTGTATGTCCTGAATGTGGCGGTAATGGTTACATGGATGGTGACTACGAAAACGAAGATGGTGAAGAGAATGACGAGTGCAATGGCATGTATGACTATGATTGTGATGAAGGCGAAATCAGAGATAATACTTGGGCAGATGAATTAAAAAGCAAAGAGCCTGAAGCACCTAAACAACCAGCACCAAGCAAAGAACAAATTATGAAGATACTTCCTCGTTTACATGATGACTATGTAAAGACAGGAAGATACAATGCATTTGAATTAGGTGGCATACTTAAACAAATGTATCCAGAATTAAATAAAAGAGAAGCAGGTAGTTATGTAGCAGACTTCCTATCAAACTTCAAAGAAAGTGCTCAAGTAGAAGAATTAAACGATATAAGAAAAAGAGCCGGACTACCTATAAAAGAAATAGAAGATAATGATTATGAAAAAGCATATGATTTTGAACCAACACCAGAAGCAGAAGCATGGTATAATTCTATAGTGGATCACGATGACCTCGATAACATGTATAACCAATGGGAAGAAGCATTTTCACAAGCCGACACTGAAGATAAAGTTGATGTAGCATTACATCATGTGCAAGGTTTATTAGCAGATGGGCCATTAGACGATTATAATACTTTATGGCAAGCATGGGAACAAGATGAAGATATAGAAGATATGCTACCAAAATATCAAGCAATGGCAAAAAAATCAGCAGGAACTCCTGCACTTCCTATGATGGGAGAAGCAGAAGGTGATGACTGTAAAAAATGTAATGGCAAAGGAAAGATAGATTATCATTCCGAAGACGGTCCTAGCAAATGTCCAGATTGTAGCGGTAAAGGCAAGCAAAAGTGGAAGCCAGAACCAGTTAATTGGGGTAAGGTCAAAGAAGATGAAGGCGCTTATGCAAATTACGTTACTTATGTTGGACCAAACGGAGAAGAATTAGGCACTGAAGATTACGATGGTGAATTAGAACCAGATATGATGGCTCAAATGGCATCAGATGAAGAATGCAAAATGTTATGTGATAAACACAATATAGACTATAATGATACTATTGGTTGTTTGAAATTTGACGACGGAGAAGCAACAATGCAAGATGGTGAAGAATTACCAGATGGCACAATAGCATTTTATGGTGGAAAAGATGGATCAATAGAAGTAGAAGAATTAAACGATATAAGAAAAAGAGCCGGACTACCTATAAAAGAAATAGAAGAAAATGAGCCCGGGTCGATGACCAGATATTTCTTACAACAAGACTTTACTCAAATGAGCCAAGGTAAAGCATCAGATATTGTAGGTGGAATTGCCGATGAAGTCTTCCCCAATTACGATATGCATGAAGATCCTTTAGATGGTGCTCTTGATGAATTGCATGATTTGTTAGACGACGAAACTATGAAAGGATATGATTTTGATAGAGGTGAAATGGATTATCCTGATACCAGTGAATTTTACTTATCTGACAATGATTATAAATCTTTACCAAAAATACAACAAATAGTACGAGCCAAGTATATAGAAAGAATGAATGGTCCTGATATTAAAGATGAACTAAAGAATTACAACTTTACCAATGACAAACCACAAGAACTTCCAGGTATGAATGTACCTCAAGAATCAATTGAAGAAGCAGAAGAAAGCAGTGACGAAGTAATGGTTGCTAAAATGTTAGCAAAAGCATTAGGTGATCCTAATCGTTGGACTGAAATGTCAGCACCAGAGCTATACGCAGAACTTGAAAGTACTAATCCAGATGTAGCAGACATGATTAGCAAGGTTGCAAAGATGCTGTATGATGTTAAACTAGAAGAACGAGCATACAAGGACGTTGGTGTTGCAGACACAGTCAAAGATCAACGTGGCAAAGAGTTTAACTTCGATAAAGGTAGTAAAAAGTTTAAGTCACAAGATGGCGAAGAAGCAGATGTTACTACTAAGTTAGGCAAAGACCTAATGAGGATTCGTAAGAATCAAATGAAGAAAACTACACCAAGTTATAAAACTAAAAAGAATCAAGGACTAATGGCTTCATATGAATCTATAGAAGAAGCATACGGTGATAGCCATGAAATCACATTAGAAGATAACGAAGATTTTAATGATGTATTCGGAGTACTAGGCTACAGTTTATGTGAGCAAGATACATTCGAAGCAGAATACCAAGGACGTAAAGTTAAACTAAACAAGCCTATGCAAGGTGATGTTAAGAAGTTTAAGGTATACGTTAAAGATCCAAAAACTAAAAATGTTAAAAAAGTAAACTTTGGACACGGTGGAAGCAGTGTTAAAGGTAAGGCTATGAAGATTCGTAAAAATAATCCTAAGGCAAGAAAGAGCTTTAGAGCAAGACACAACTGCGACAATCCAGGACCAAAAACTAAGGCTAGATATTGGTCATGCAGGAAGTGGTAAGAGTTAAAGAACCGCAGCATCCAGCAGAAGGCGAATACAGTTTAGACCAGTACGGTGAAGTAGTTGTATTCAAAAATGGTGTGTGGCAGTATCCCGCCTAGTACAGCTCACAATGATTACATGGAAGTAGTTTTACCTACTAAATACAAGCATGTTATATTCAAATGATTTTGAAAAACCCCATTATCTAGTTATCTCTTCAGTTCCAGAATCTAATAAAGATTTCGATCGCGGAGATTTCGACTTTACTGATCCACATGGATTCAAACTTAATTCTGTAGAAAAAGAGTTTTACAAAGCAAACGATATAAGAGTCGACAACGCTTTTGGTTCTGCTTGTGACCCACATCTTGCTATGGATTTAGAACACGAAAATGAACCTGCAAATAACGATAGATTTCAAATAGCTCATAGTTTTACACAGTATCGCTGCACCTTTAGGGGTGCTGCAAAAAAAGCTCTGGAAGAGCATGCTGTATGTGGCATATCACAAGCAAAACTATTATTACAGATAAGGCCTAAGTGGGGCATAACTTTCCAAATGTATGCAATAAGTAAGGCAGATACTGTTTATGAATTATTGTCATTGGATTACAGTTATAATTCATACACTGAGTTTAATAATAACGTCGATATGCTAAACGATAAACTAGTAAATTTAGATTGGAATGCGTATGCAGATCAAGTATACGATAGACGTGATGAATGGCAGTTGGAAAATTATTATAATCAACGACAATGGAAATGTAATTTACTATTGGGTTTAGACACTCACTATGTGCCAATTACATCACTTAAATAATGGATACATTATCAACTACAATACAAACCGATCGTCTTCAGACTGAGATGGATGCGTTTTTGGGTCATTATAACTTTTGGGAGTTACGGCAAATATCTCTTACTAGTTTAACTGGCGACGATGATTGGACTTGTTCTGTAGGTTCAGCACTAGCATTGCAGAAGCCAGAACGTATGTATAGTCAACTAAACAAATATTTAGAAGGCACATATATGGGCGAACTTATCAAAGAATACAACAAGTATTATAGATGGCGTCTACTACATATTCCAGCAGGGCAGTGCTACAGTGTACACTCAGATGCTTATACTAGTAAGATCAATAAACGAATACACATACCAATAACAACAAACCCTGATGCATACTTTTGTTACTATAGCGATAAGCCAGCAGACGGCCTTGAAACAACTGTAAAGTATCATCACATGCCGCTAGGTAGTGCATACGAAGTTAATACATCACAGTTACATAGTGCTATAAACTACGGTAAAACATCTAGATATCATATGGTCGGTGTGAGATACGCTAAAGTAGATAAATAGTAGCATGAAACAGGTTATTATATATCCAGGAAGATTCCAGCCAATGCTTTCGCATCATGCAGAAGTATACAGCCAATTACAGAGTCAGTTTCCAGAAGCTGACGTATATATTGGAACCAGCGATAAAGTAGAAAGTGGTAAATCACCATTTACTTTCAAAGAAAAACAACTAATAGCACAGGCACACGGCATTGATCCTAGCAAAATATTGCAGGCAAAACGCCCTTACCATAAAGATGATTATCCTTTTGATGAGGATAATACTGTTATTATTTTTGCTGTAGGCGAGAAGGATATGGATAGATTTCCTTTTAGTAATGTCAATTCTGAGACAGGATTAGACATGATGGTGAAAGATAATTCCAAGCCAAAGTACTATCAGAAGATAAATACATATAGAACTGATCCAAAGCCAATGGCTGAACGTGGATACATAACACTTGCTCCTACTATATCAGTAGATAATGAAGTAGCAAGTGCTAGTGCTTTTAGAGATGCATTAAAAAATGCTCCAGATAAAGAAAGTGCTGAACAAGTATACACTAAGCAATTTGGAAACTTTGATCCAAAAATATTTGAACTAATATACGGTAAAATTACAGGGCAAAACGATATGAACGAAGAACTAAATAAAATCAGAAAACTTGCAGGCATGCAGCCTCTAACAGAAAGTTTTGACCCATCAATGGAACCAAGCAGTGAGTCAACTATGTTTAACGATGCAATGGATGCATACGATGACCATGGTGAAGATGGCTTAGCACAACATTTAGGTATGAGCTCACAAGAGTTTGATCAAGAGCTTAATGAACTAGGCGCTGAAAAAGGTTTACATGCAGATGACAACCGTGACGAACTAGTACAACTTCTTGTACAAGATCTTATAGACAATAGAGAAGTAGAGCAACATGAAGCAGTAGAAGAAGCTGCCGAAGAAGATACTAGAGAGATTGCAGTTAATAAAGCAATTCCACTTAGTGGTGATAGCATTTGGGACGAAAAGGGCGAAAATCCTAAGTCAGTAAATGTTGAAAGTGTTTCAGTAACTAACGATTTAGATGACGATAATTATTCATCTGTTAATGTTAAGCATGACGGTCCTTGGACTATATACACTGACACTGGTTTCGAAAAAGCAATATCAGAAATTGTAGGATTCAAAGTCGTATTTACAGAACAAGGTATGCAAGAAGAGGGGATGGCAAGCATGGAAGGCAACACTGACGATATAGGTCAAAATGAAGACCTAGATAGAATGAGACATTTAGCAGGACTCGAAGAAGCAGAAATGCCAGACTTTGATAAAGGTGAGCGTCCTAGTAATTCAAAAGAACGTGCCGCTTATCGTAAGTGGAAGAAAGACGGTTCTGCAAGTTCAAAAGATGACATGTCAGATGTAGTATCAATTAGTCCTAAAGACAAAAGAGATGCTGAAGCAAGACCTGCAAACGCAGCCGCAGCTGATCCATCTAAAGCACAATTTACAGATATTAATTTAGACACTATGAAAGTAGATGGTAAGTCTATTCCTAGTAGCCAACGTGCTAAAAGTATTGCAAACCAAATACCAGATAACGTAGACTTAAATGATCCAGCAGTTAAGAAAGAAGCATTCTTAAAGTTTACTGCAAAAAGACCAGACTTAATGCTTGGTGAGATTAATGCACGTTTAACAAATGATGATGCAGGCTTAGCACTAAGCGATAGACTTAGTCCTATAGTAAGACAGTTAGAAGATAGTCGTAACATCATGGAACTTGATAAAGAAGATAAAGCATTTGCTTTAAAAATATTAAACACTGCCATAAACAATATGGAATTAGTTAAATCTACAGACATTGACAAGCAAATTGACGTAGAGCCAATGCAAATGGATGTCGAAGACGAGCCAGAAATAGGCGACGACGAAATGGTACCAGTATTAGATGTAGAAGATGATGACACATTCGAAAAAGAAAGTGTAGATTTATCAAGCATCAGAGACGAGTACGGTATATCAGAAGAGCCTGAAGTTATTCAGAATAACGCATGTGAACAGTGTGGTAGCACAGAATGTGAGTGCGAACCAGGAACATGTGAGTGTGATCCAGTTGAAGAAGGTAGAATGAAAGACGTTATTCAGGATGCTATGGACATGAGTAGAGAAGAATTTGAACAAGCAAGACCCGGGTTTGATTATGATGAAGTACTTGCAGACTACGGTGATGAGTTAGACGAAGCAGTTGAAAACACAATTGATGTTGCTATAAGCGAGTTGAAGCAACTAGCAGGTATTTAACAATGAATGAAATACAAAGATTACAACAACTAGCAGGTTTATCAATCACTGAAGCAGAAACAGGTGACGAAGTTACTAAAACTGTAGCCGGTCATACTGATGATGAAAAAGATATGATTATGAAACAGTTATATCAAACAGGCAAGTACTGTGTAGAACTTTATAAGATGTTAGGTGATATGGATGAGAACACAGACTTCCCACATTGGTGGCAGGGTAAGATTGTTAAAGCAACTGACTACATTGGTGCAGCCAAACATTACTTAGAAAATGAAATTGAATCGCCTGACGTTGAAGTTACTGTAACACCAGATATAGAAGCCAACGATCCTTCAGGTGTTAGTTAAGACTAAATCCAGTCTGTATTATTAACTAGTTTATCAGCATACTCAGGCCAGAATAGGCCTGCTCTAGGTCCACCATTACACTTACCATCGCTTTCGCCTGGTATCTTAATCCATAAAAACGCATCACATTTTTCTTCATCTGTGCCGCATGTAGGCGGAATACCTAAACTACGTCCTGGGGGATTACACCAATCATTGCCAAGCGGACCACTGCCGTTGCGGCTAGTGTCTATAACAAAATGATCGTTTGGTCTTTGTTCGCATATTTGCAATGACCACTTCATACTTTCTTTTGTGCTTCTGAAATTGCTTACGTTTACACTAAAGCCTCTTACTTTATCATTGCTTACTATGTCTAACAACTTAGCAACCTCACTAGGTGCTAACCAATTACTATGTCCTACATCAACGTAAACAAGTGCGTTAGAGTTGCTTGTAAGCACGTCTAAGCCTTCTTTAAGTAAACTTAGTCTAGACTCAGCAACACTCTTATCCATTAGTGTACTGTGAGGTACAGCGTCTGGTTCGAATATAACCATAGGTGCTCTATCGCCTATACCTCTACAAAATGCATGTAGGAAATCTAAATATGATTCTCTAGTTTTTGCACCACCTTTACTGTAATGTCCTACATCTCTTTCGGGTATATTGTATATTACAAGTACAGGCAATTGTGGATCAACACGTTTCATTAAACGTCCTAATCCATCATCGATGTTACAACTGTATTTGCCTTGTCTATCGCCGTACCAAAAACTTACTGGTTGCTCAAATATTTTTGCAACACTAGGATAAGCAAGTCTGTGGTCCTTTACTCTATCAAAGTTATTGACCCAAAAGGGATAGTCCATTATCCGTTATCTAGATTAGTTACATTTGTTGCAGTTAGTGGATGAGTGTTTTCAGTAGGATATGTAAAATGTTTTTTCAGTTCTGGCTTCAATGGAGCGTCCCATTCGCCTGCTTTACATTTCTCAATAGCCTCATCACTAATACCAGCAAGTTTCATTTCCTCATAGTCACTAAGCAAATAACTTTTAATGTACGGAAGCATTTGACACGGACAAGTACCTGCCCAATGGAAGCCTAAGTCATTATCCATTGCTGGATTCTCATAGTCAAACATTTCCTGTTCTGGATTATAATAATAAGTTTTTGTAGTTGGTAACAGTTTGTATACTGTTAATCCTCTATCAGGAGTCCTAAACGCTGGTAGTGATGGCTTAATTAAAGTTCCGTCAGCAGCCGTACCAGGACTATAACTGTCAACTACAGCAGGATTGAACTTGTTAATCATGGACATGTCTAAACCATTAAGTAAATGTTGGCTTCTGTGTAAATGATCGATGTACTCACCTTCTAAACCTAATCCTTCGGATCTTCCTTCCATCTGGCCATTTGATGCTTCTAATCCTACCCTGTCTACATCAGGCTGGTAGTATCCGTATTTTTCACCCCAGTTCTCACTAATCCAATATTTCTCTACCTGCCAATCTGGGCCTTTGTTTATTAACTTAGTAACTTTGCCCTTGTATGTTTTAGTGTAGCCTTCTACTCCGCCGGAATGTGCTTCGTATACTAATTCTCCGTCAAGTAGTTCGCATGTTAATTTACCTGTGTTGCAATCTAAGTGCCAGTCCAGTAGTAAATGTGGTTTATCCATTTGTCATCCCCTGTAATTTTTTAAATGTTTTCTCTCGTCTTGCGAAAGCTCTTTTTAGTTTTAGATCGCCTGCAAGTGAACTATCAATAAACAGTTTCCCTCGTAAATGGTCTAGTTCGTGTTGAAAAACTCTAGAATCAATACCTTCTAACCAAACTTCAACAACTTCTTGGTCCACTGTTTGATATCTTACTTTAACTTTTTCTGGTCGTGTAATGTTTAAATATAAAAGAGGGAATGTTAAACATCCTTCTTGAATAACGCAGGTTTCTTCACTAGCGTCGAGTATTTGCGGATTGTATATTCCAATATCGCCTTCTGTAGAGTGTGTCATAACAAACATTCTGTGCTGGTCACCACACTGCGGTGATGCAAGGCCGATGCCAATGTTCTCATGCATAATCTGAAACATTGCTTGCTGTCTTTCGATCCAGTTAACATCTGCACCAAACGGCTCTAGTGTTGCTTCTGTGTGTAATGCAGGATGCCTAGGTTCTACTAAATCTGCTTGCCATTCCATTTTATCTGTTGTCATACTGTTCCTAATACATCTTTATATTTATTATACAATTCAACTTCTAATTGAAATGCTTCTTGTTCCCATGGTTGATTTTTTAAGTCTCTTATGAGGCTATAATCAACTCCCTTCCATATTACACCACAGCTTCCTAGCTCACCTTTAATAAACTGTTTAGCATGTACTAATTCATGACATAGTGTAAGTATTCTTTCATTAAACGTGTATACATAATTGTAACTAGTTTTAGCAACGTTAATAAAAACTTCTTCCTTGTCACCATAGCAGTCCCCTGCTACGTTACCATCACACTTATTTATAAAATGTACTTCGACGTCTACTTCTTTCTTAGTTCTCGGCATGAGGTAGTTTAAAGCATCATAACACATAAACTCTATTTGCTTCTTATGTCTTATGTTACCAAAAACCTCAACATTAGTCACTGCCTTTGCCCTCAAATAATTTTCTAAAACTATCAAAAAGTGGTGTTACTGCATTGTATTCGTTGTTGTATTTTATATACAGTTCGTCTGTGGGGTCGTGTTCGATAATATCGCCTTTGCTATATGTGATGCCTTCATACTCGACATCGTCTCGCAAAATTTCAATCGTCATACCACCATGATGAAACCACTTAGTCATTCGACCTTGTTGAGCTTCCATTGCAGTTAGCTTTTTGCCTTCTTCGATGTATTCCATGATTTCCATGTATTCCATCACTTTATCTGTGTATTGTCCCATAATGATATTATACTATATTTGTAACTGATTGTCAATCAAAGTTAAGGTCTGTTAAGCCCATCATTGATTCGCCTGAATCTAATCTTCTTTTATATTCTTCTAGTTCTGGACTAAGTGCCGTCCTTGGCCTGCCTACTCCTATGTTACCATTGTCAGTCATATAATCTGACCACTCTATATCCATCCGAACTAGCATGTCTATTCTTTCTTCTATGGTTGCATTTTCCCAGTGAGGGAATTCTTGATTTATGTTTACATTCCATGGATTTTTCCAAGCAAATGGATCAGCAACTCTAAATTTATCAGAGGGCCTACTCATCATTGTGTTAACCCAATTTAAACTATTAGATACTTTTATACCTTTGCTTTGTGCAAATTGTAACATATCTACGTGGCATTCTTTTGTATCAGATGCGGGTATTAATAATCTATCTGCCATAGCACTGTATGTTTCTACGGTACCTGCTAAAAAGTGATCTTTCATTCCTACATTACGATCGCCATTTTTATCAAGTAGATTTGTGAAACAGTTAGTATACCAAGTATTTTCTGCAATAGGTGTTATAGGTATATCGTGATTACGAGTACTAAGCACATCTAACCTTGTTTCAAATACTGCATCATATGGTGTTTTTAAGTGTTGATGTCTTATGTTTGGAGCAACCATTGTAGCAAGTAAGGCAGGGCCATTCCACGATGTGTAAAAATTATCATCCATGGTCATTACTATTGAGGCACTAATTTCTTTACCGGCTGATTCGAATGCACGGGTTATTGTTCCCATTTTTAGTTGTGGAGTTTGCCATGTGGCTACATAGTAATCTACATTCTCAGATATACTATCAAAGAAATCAAATACAACTGGCGCATTATAACTCCATGTGCGGACATGTCCTCTAAGTACAACTGCAATATTTTTCATCATATAATATTTCTCTGTTTACAAAAGTCAAACATATATTGACCCCATATTTTATGTCCTAATGCACTTGGATGAAACACAATAAAAGAATCTTCTAAACTGCCTTGCTCTATCATTGTATGATGTGCAGTAGAGTCTTTATTAATAAATGTATTGTTGTCAATCAAGTTCCACATAGTAGATAATTCGTTTGACATTACTAAGTTTTCATTTCTATAAACTTCGTCGTCCCAATCTCTAAGCATTTGTTCATGGTGATGATAAAATGCTTGATGCATAACATATTTAATGTTTAAACTTTTTAACAGCATCTGTGTTAAAAATACTGTATGTATATATTTAGTAACAAACCCTTCAGGTGAGCCAAACATATCAAAGAATAAATTGTAAAACTGATTTAATTTCTTACCTTCTGTTTCGCCTAGTTGGCCTGTAAAGTCTTGATCTAAACTCCATGGACCGTACGGTGCATAGTTTGTATCACCAAATCGTTCTTTGTAATAATGCTCTGTACGTTCCGGGCTGGTCCATCCAATACTAACTATTAAGTCTGATGTATCTTTGCCGCCTAGGTAATCATTGTCTGCTAACCAAGCAACTAACTTTCTAAATATTGCATCATTGCTTTGCGAAGGTAAACTAAGATCAACTATATCTCCTATGTTTGCATGTTTAGCAAACTGATTTATATAACGATGCTCAAGCCTGTATTTAATATTTTCAGGAACACTTTGCCTCTCAAAACCACCACCGGGTAAATTCATAATTGGCTCTGGGTCAATTGCAGGGTCTACTAGCTCTGCTCCCCAACACCAACTGTCTCCGCATGCTAATAGTTTCATTGCCTAATTTCCTTTATCTTTTGTACCCAGTCACTGCATATACCTGCACACTGTACATCTAATGTATTTTTTAATGTAGCATCTGTAACTTCAGGCATAACCATAATACTACGCCTTACTAGTTTTTTACCTATGTTTGTCCAAATATATTTCTTATTAGTTAATGAGTAGTCGTCGCTTTCTTGCCAAAAAGAATTAGCACGATTCATTTCTATGCCGCCAAAGAAATGTAATGCTTCGATGTTTTTGCAATGCACCCAATATTTTTCATTAAAATTAATTATAGCTGAAGGATATTGAGGTTTGTCATGGCCTAAAAATATTTCGCCGTCTATAACCCATACATCAACTTCTACTTCGAATCCTGCATCAAATGCTTTTTGTATATGATCTGGATGGTTCTCCATTTCCGAAGGACCATCTATGTTACCGCGATGTGCTATAAGTTTCATAATTTTATTTCGTGACTTAATATGTGTTGTGTTTGTTCCCATCCTTTAGTGATGTGGAATGTTTTGCCAAGTTGATGTTTAGCAATAACATCTGCTAATGGTTGATCGATACCCCATTCGCCCATCTTATCTCCAAAGAACATAAAATCTTGTCCGGAATGCAGTATTAAATCTACTACTTGTCCTTTGTGGGCGCCTTTCAGACAAATATCAATACTTATATCGCCTCCAATGAATACATCAAATCTTGGAAACTTTTGTTTAAATTCTTTTGCAAGTGCGAGCCTTTCTTGCTCAACTAAATCGTAGTGTTTATATTGCTGACGCTGAAGTTCTGTTGCGTCTCTTCCTACTATACTAAAGTTTACACTGCCAGGACGTATTGCTATGTGTGTTCCTGCTCTATCCGGATAAGGACTAGTATCTAACTTACCTTGTAAGAATTCTTTTTCTTCTTCGGTAAATTCGAACTCATTAACAGTTACACTTCTGCCTTCCTGTGTAATACTATTGCCCATGCAGTTAGCAACAAGTACTGCATTTTCAGTTATGTCTGAACCTATTTGTTCGATTGTGCGTTCGTATGTGCTACCAGTAACAAGTACATAAGTATGGTTCCAGGTATCACGCCAGTGTATGAACCAATCTTTAAACGCAGGATCTATATTTGCTCCTGTGTCTGTTAATACCCCATCTATATCAAATAAAAATATCATTCATTGCCTACTATAATTTTGTCTGTGCTGTCGCCGGGTACCTTAACACATAATATTGTGCAATCCTCATAAAATGTTGGATCAGCAATTTCGTTAGGTTCTATAACAAATATATCACCTTCTACTAGTTCTTTGTCGCATACTTTCATACTACCTTTTAGTAATACGTTATACTCTGTTCCAATAGGATGATAGTGTGCTGGCCATTGTTCATCTTTTAAGTGTGTTAATATGCCTACTTCAAAACCTTTTGTTTTTAATACACTTGGCTCGAAGTCTCCTATGAGCCAACCTCTGTGCATATCTTTTAATTTAGTTACTTCCATTATATTTTTCTAAATCCTCTGGTGTTCCTATAAATGCTATTTCTTCATCGTCGATCATGTAATCGCCAACTGTTAACCCATCGTTAATTAAGTAGTTGTATGTAGCACTAATATAAAACTCGTTTAATGATCTATTATTTTCTGCCATCATTTTGGTACCAGCGTTTACAAAGTCTTTGCCTTGTTTCCAATAATGTATTCCTGTTAATGCGTTGTTACTAATTACTTCTTTTTCAACTACCTTTGTTACTAGATTGTTTTCAATTAGAGCATAACTATGCTTAGGATTATTGTCTAGTATTGTAACAAGTCCGCCATCAAAATTCCTTAAACGGCCAAGTGCATCAGCAGATGCCCACCGCATAACTTGATCGCAGTTAGCAATAACAAGTTCATCATCGTTATTAATTAACTCTTCTAACAATAATACAGACTGAACAGCGCCTTCTGTTACATAATCAATTACAAGAAAAGTACAGTTGGGTGTAATGTTTCGCAGTTCATGCATTACATCTTCTGTTAAATTATGTTTAGGTAGTATGTAATGATAAGTTCCATCTAAGTCTAAAGTTTTTACAGCAAGTGCTATCATAGATATACCGCCAACTTTAATGTATGGCTTAGGTTCTTTATAAAGCGGTTTAAATCTACTGCCGGCACCTGCCGCAGGGATAACAATATTCATGCTACTATTTATTTGGTTAAACCGCTATAGATAGTCTTTTAACGGCAACACAGCCTCACTAAATTTAGTTACAGTATCGTTTGCAAGGTCTGATTCTTCACGTAACACTTCGTTCCATGTAGAAAGATTATATGCCATGCTTATACGCAATTCTTCTTGCGTGTTTTTCTTGCCCCAATGGGGTAAATTTGTTGGTGCAAATACAATGCGGCCATCGAAATTTTGCACAGGATAAATGTTCCTATCACCTACTCCTGCATCTGGCTTAGCATAGTATGTTTCTGTTCGCGTATCATTCAGCACCCAGTATCCATGCCATTCGCCATAATGTGTATGAGGACTAATACGTTGTCCTTTTGCCCAAATATTCATCCAACTTTTTAGATAAAAGTCTTTTGGATCTTCTCCTACCATTTCTAACATTTCTACTATTACCGGTATCACATATTGTAACTTAGGAAACCTAGTCATAACATCTATATGATAACTGCTGTAATCATTAGAGGTATAGTTAAAGTTTTCTGTAGTTGTCGAACCTGGAAACAAGTCTTCTCTGGCGGCTACAATTTCGTCATGCACTTCTCTGAACTGATCAGTGATAACTTTGCCTTCGATGAAAGGAGTACCATGCAGTGTACCTAATTTTAAATCTTTTTCAATAATCACTTATGCCACTTGTTCTTACGATCTTCAGATAATTCTATATTATCTCGTTTCCATTGCAATGATTTCACTGAACGATGACCTGCGTGGTCGCGTATTCCTAATACATTACTAAAACTCCAATATCCTGTTAGTCTAATTAAATTGTCTGTGGGTACTTTGGCCTTGTGCCACATTCTACCATCAAACAATACCAGTCGGTTGAATACATTTTCAACAACATCATCGCCAAGCATCAAGCCAGTATCATAATGCTGACTTCCATGTACTTCAGGATTTAAAAATACTAAACAACTTAAATAGTAATCATTAAATCCTACCCTGTCACTGTTAATATCAACATGTCCATCCATAACAAAGCCGTCGCCGGATTGGTTTGCATTTAAATGAGCTCGTTTTAGATGAGCAAGTTTTGTCTTACTTTGAAATTCTTGTGCATACGGTAGTAACCAATTTTCTGCATCAAATATATTTACAAATTCTTCATATGTAAATAACGTAGATTGATATGGTGGGCTTTTCGGGTCTGATTCATGTCTTTGAGTTTCTAGTCGTACATGGTTTATAAAATAGTGTTTCCACTTTTCAACTACATGATCGGGCATAGCATTGTCTATGACTTTATATTCCATATTATCTATTTATCGCAAAATCTGGAGCGGGTGGGCGGAATCGAACCGCCATCTAAACGTTGGCAACGTCTTGTAATAACCGTTATACGACACCCGCAAATGGCGATCCAGAAGAGACTCGAACTCTCAACTTCCGCCGTGACAGGGCGGTGCTCTAACCAATTGAACTACTGGACCAGTTGTGGGGTTCGCCGCCCCACCGTCTACTCTACTGCATTATTTAGAATTCGGTCCAAATGCTGTTGACCTAGAGTGGTGGAGCCAGGCGGGATCGAACCGCCGACCCCCTGCTTGCAAAGCAGGTGCTCTCCCATCTGAGCTATGGCCCCTCATCAATATTTATTATACAGTCTGTGTTATTGGATGTCAACCTGGCAGTGAAACTATTTGTTGTAAACTTTCAAGTCCGTAGTAAGTATTGTCTCTATTTTTTGCAATACTAGTTACTGGATTACTGAACCATTTCTTTTCATCATCCTTGGCTAACTGTTTTACTTTATCACTAAATGGTTGATTAAATATTTCTTCTAAGTATGCAATATGCTCTGTTGGCAAAGGATGTGTGTCATATCGCTGTGCATGTTTTGTTGCTTTTAGTAGTAAGTTTCTTTTTCTGTACTTACTGTGTAGTTTTGATAGTTCTTTGTTATTTCCTGTATGTATCTCTATATAATTTTCAATTACATCTGCATAACTATCGTAACCTGGGAATAGTACATTAACAAAACTAGGCATTATTTTACCACGTATCTTAAGCATTTCCTGTGGCATAGGTTCTATTTGTAAATTAATACAAGTGCATTGTAATGTATTTTGATATATTATAGATGACTTAATTGCAATCAGAGATTCTAATAACAGTGTATTGTATGTTTGATGTTTAGTGATTTCAGCAATCTCTTGTTTTCTCTTATCAGAAACTTGTACACTTTTATCTGTAATATTGCCCCAGTGTTTCCATTCATTTGAATCGCCGTAAAAACTATCTCCTAAAACACTATACCTACTATGCATAGACCACTGTGTAATCACTAAATCGTCTGGTGTAAGATTATATTTGCCGTCTAACAAGAATAATTGACTTTGTATGTACTTATTACTTGCACCCGAGTGTCCTAAGTTATACAAAGGAATATCTAGTTCAACTGATAATGCCGCTGCCCACGTAGGCCAATTGCGGTAGTTAGTAAAACTGCAACCTATCACAAACAACCTGTTATACTTTTTAGAAAAGTCTATCATAACATTATAGGTACTTGTATGAATGGATTGTTTAGGTCTGTTAATGTTTCATTCACATCAAATGCTAATGTAATTCGAGGCTCTTCAAACTTATCTACTGTTAACACTCGGTGTTTGTTTTTGCCTGGTCCTATGTAGATGTTACCTACTTGGTTCTCAATGTTTACGGTTTCAAACTGGGTAATGGTATTGTTTGGTCTAATGGACATGTATCCATGGAATAGTGAGGTGTGGTTATGCCAATTCAGCACTGACTTTTCGTTATGGTAGTTTATCCAACACTTTAAATACAGAGAACTGCTACCACCTGTGTAGAAATCTTTTATTAAACTAAGCAATTCGTCAAACACAATGTTCCACTCTTTGCTGTTTCTTAACAGTAGTAAAGCATTATACTCATTATACAAACTAGTAGAATCCTGCTTAGTATTCTTATAACGTTGTATATCGGATGTATTTGCATTGTTACTAGAAAATTGCTCACTATACACTAACATTATATCGTCGACATACTTAGATAATGTATCAGCATTATCAATAATGTATTGAGATTTGTGTAGTGTGTAATTCATGTAGTCTTATTTATTCTACTTGTATGGCGGAGAGTGAGGGATTCGAACCCTCGGTCCAGTTACCCAGACGCCTCCTTAGCAGGGAGGTACTTTCGACCACTCAGCCAACTCTCCAATATTGGTACGCCTTAGTGGATTCGAACCACTGACCTACGGCTTAGAAGGCCGTTGCTCTATCCAGCTGAGCTAAAGGCGCAACACTCTGTTACTTCTAATAGAAGTGTCGATTCGAAAAGGCCCCGCACCAGTATTCTCTGGCTGTACAAATGAACGTACTGCACCTCACGAGTTCGTTGTTCTGAACCCGCCTTTTCTTGCCCTTGTTTTCCCACATAAAAACTTTTATATGTAATTCGGTCTGTGCTTATTATACAGTTCGTTAGCCACTGTGTCAAGTCCTAATCCACAACAAATATCCATTTGTCTACGAATCTCATTTGATTGCTCGTTACCTTTTGTCCACGCACGATGGTCATCACTGTAGTTATATGTCCAATCGTGTGTCTTTAATAACTTTTCTAGTGTGTCTAGATCTGGATGTATTGACATTATTTCTATCCTTTTGCTTCAATATTCGGTGCTTTAAACAGCATATAAGCGGTTCTGTACGCACTTTGTGGTATAACTGTGCTTGTGGTGCCTATTTAAATAACTCTGCTAATGTTAGCAATACTGCTGTTCCTGTAATGGCACTACCTATCATAATTGCTTTGTCGTTCCAACAATGCCCTACATAAGTCCAAGCAATACTACTTAGTGCGTAAGCTATTCTACCTTCAGTCATAAACTCTGCACTTTGCAAAAATACTCCTAGGACTGCGAGTATTGTTGCTGCCCATTTAATATAACTATCAACTGTACCAGTAGGAGTTGCAGGACTTAGGTCTTCAACTTGAACCTGTAGTTCTTCCATCTCTTGCCTTAACCGAGATCGTTCAGCATTCAACTCCATAGCCAGGCGGCCAGTTTTAGTCATAGTGCTTGACTCGAACTGTTCCTTAACTTCTGCTTTTATTTCTTTTGCTTTATCACTCATACTATTACTTATATCTTTAAACTGGCGAGCTAGTAAGGATTTGAACCCCAATCGCAAGGTTTTGGAGACCTGCATCTTACCATTAGAACACTAACTCTTGTTTTGGTGGGCCTTCTAGGACTTGAACCTAGGACCTGACGATTATGAGTCGTATGCTCTAACCAACTGAGCTAAAGGCCCAAATTTATTGCTCTCTGTTTTTACCCTGGGAGAGCCATACCAGAATTTGGTACCCGGAGACGGACTTGAACCGTCATGCCATTGCTGGCGAGGGATTTTAAGTCCCTTGTGTCTACCAATTCCACCATCCGGGCTAAAAATCTAACTCTAGTTGCCTAGAGTCTGTTTGGTCGTGATATGCTTCAGTATGTTCAGCAGCGTCAGTTAACACTTTAATAATGCCTATACGAGCAAATTGCTCTGTGGATTTTTCGTCCATATCTATAATGATATTTGCACCACCATCTTCTCTGTCGACTACATCTAGTACATCTATTCGCATTGTTTGTTTCTCTTTATGATAGCGTGTATTATACAGTTGTACACTGGGTTTGTCAAGCATTCTTTTTCAAATAATTAAAATAATATTCAGCTAATGCATCTTGCTTTGAGTAGGCTTCTTTCTCCCACGGAGCGTCCCAATATTCATCTTGGCTTTTCTTAGCAACAAACTTCTTGCCTTTAAATGTCGGCTCTGAGCTTAGGTCAAGCCCGTCTTTTACAAACTGCTTTACATGTATCATTTCGTGTGCAAGAGTTTTAATCATATCTCTGAAACGCTTCTTACGCCAAATAAAGATACTTACTTCCCATGGCTTTGATTTTTTATACTGTTTTGCCCAACACCAGCCTTGGCAATCGCCGTCTGTTTTGTTTACAGTACGACCCATTGTAATATCAAACTCCATTGGCACATGTGCAATACCTAACTTTGCACTCATAATAGCAACTGCTGATTCTATTTTTAGTGCAACATCTTTATCGTAAGGCTTTCCGCCAGATGGTCCAGCAACGAAAATTGACATTGTGTTTACCTCTCGGTTACGTTGAAATGCTTGTATGTTTGCTGTACGCAAACTGCTTGGTAGTATGCATCAGCATCTGCACTATGCAGGTTTTGCTGAATTGCTTTACGTGGGTCCATTGGCATCATGTTAAAGATTGTTCTACAATCCATAATCTGCCAAAATGCCCAACCTTTGTGATGATTAAATTGTGTGAATAAGTTCTCAAGTATAACCATATCAAACTGAGGTCCTTGGCACCAAATTTTATCTACACCAACAAGATACTTGTTTAGTTCGCCCATAAATGAAGTAACAGTCATCCTGAATGTTTCACTGAATGCTTCATCTTGTATGTGTGCAGGTTGCTTTGCCCACCACTCTAATGTACTATCTAGCACACTACGGTCTACTTCAGTTTGTGCATCAATCTCAGGCTTCCACAGCGTCTTAGCATGCGGTTCTGTGGACACAAACGGGTCAAATTTAACTGCTCCAACTGATAATACTACACAATCTGGTTCAGTGCCTAGTGTTTCGATATCTATCATTGCGTGTGTTTTCATGTAGTTATTATAACAATATCACACCTAAATGTCAAGGAAAAAATTCCCTTTATTTTTCAATGACTTACGTTTCTCTATAAAAGTACGATGCTGTTGGAGGCTCTTCGTTTGCAAAATCCCACTTTAATTCTCTGGACCAAAAGAAAGGAGACTCTATATAATCTTTACCTGTACCCACGGAGTGGGACTCATAGGAGTCTGAATGTAGCTTATTCCATATAATCCTAGGATCGTATTCGAAAACAAATTGATCAGATAATGGTCCGCCTAATTGCCATACTAAATCTGGATGTGTGAACACAGTTTGTCCTTGCATTATCCACTGAATAAACCCCAAAGGCCGCCAATGTGTGCAAACCTGCCATGACTGCCCACATATAAGTATGTTTACACTTTTTGCATTATTATATTTGCCGAGTCCGGTTTGACATGCTTCCGGAAATTCTCGAAATATGTCTACCATATTCTCACATCTTCTAATTTTGAGATGGGCGTTGTTGTAATTATTACTGCGTATATTATCTAATATCACGCTAGAAGTGTATGTGTCACGTTCTGTATTTGGGATTGTGTAAGTTGCTAGTGCAACATTCTTAAAATCGTATGTGCTTAATCTATTTACAATACGTTCGTAAAATTTATTGAGCTCTTTATGGGCATTCACTGTAAGCCATTCGTCTGTTGCAGGCCAGCAATCTATTAGAATTACTAGGTCAAAGTGAGGGGTCATTACAATGTTAGTACAGTATCGTCCGGCAACTGATCTTCATTTACTGCGGCTAATTGTCCTGCACCTTTAACGTCTTCGCCCCATTTCATTTTCTCAAATGGATCTTGTTCACCTTTTCTAACAGCATTCCACCAAGTTAAATCAGCACCGTTTGTTCTTTCTAAGAACCATGCAATCTTGTGTGCCGTAGCAACACGAGCATGTTGCATTGCTTCATGACCGAAATCTTTAGGGTCAGAAGGATTGCCTTCCATGTACTTACGATTCTTAAATGTTTCATCATCGTTATTGCCAGTGATGTCTGCTCTGTCGTGTATAAACTCAACATCAATGCGTTCAAATATATCTAACATGTATGCAACATGACTTAACCATGCATCATTTTGTGCATTCTGACTTAGGTGGCCAACAAGTATATACCAGTCACGTGGCACCACTGGGAATATAGCATAAGGATGTCCGTTGTGATTATCTCTAGGTGCTAGTAATTTAAATTGCCCTGTGTAACTATCAATTATTTCGTCCCATCCTTGTGTTTCCATTAACCCGTCATCATTCCAAAAGAATAACCATTCGCCTGTTGCTGCTCCAGCTAGTGTGTTTACATAGGTGTGCAAATTTTCGTAACCAAGCGGTTCAAAAATATTTGCTCTCGCTTCTACACCTAAATCTTGCAAGTAAGGTGCTATAGTTTCTTTAATATATTCAGTAGTAGCAGTATCATCGTTATCTAGTCCAAGCATTATTTCAATGTCTTTTGGATTAGTTGCTTTGGACATCAAAGACTTAATACTTTTTTCAAGTAGTTCAGGTCTGCCCCTAGTAGGTAGTAAAACTGTTATTTTCTTTATTGATTCCATTTGCTATTCCTTATGTATTTGTAACTGGCTTGTCATTCTTTCCAGTAAACAATTTTCTAATATTACCGCGGAATGTGTAATGCCCAACGTGATTAAGTGCTGTTCTAGGGTCTAACCAAACTTCACCACCCATGTCCTGCCAACGTCTACAGAATGTATAATCCTCTGACAAGTAACGTCTGCTTTCTGGGTCAATAATACAATCAAACAGTGCATACATAAATGGTTCAAACTTAGCATCAACGTTAATGTCGTTGACATATTTTGTTTCAGGATGGTTATCAAACATTTTTTGTATAACTTCTTTGTTAATACACATGAAGCCTGTGCCTGCATCTTTTAACTTAACAAGGTTGTCAACAATTTGAACTGCTGGAGTTCTGTTGCCGTCTTTGTCTTTTAGGAAATCAAAGTTTACAACATAGTTTGAACTATGTCCTTCGATTGTTTCTGCTGTTTCATTTAAGTCATCTCTAGCCGCTTCGATAATGCTGTTCCAGTTGACTGCTTTCTTAGGATATGCTCCTACAATAACCGGCTTGTCATATGCAACCATTCTTAAGATGTCTTCAGGATTAAATTCTATGTCTGCATCAATAAAGAACAAGTGTGTTGCTTCCGGATTTTCCATAAAGAAACTTGTTAGTGTATTTCTGCCTCTAGTGATTAAACTTTCATTTGCAAGTGTGCTAATAGTATATTTAATGTCATACTTATTACACAAGATTGCAAAACGCATCATACTTCTAAAGTAAGGCTCACCTAGTTGTCCACCGTAGCAAGGTGTTGCAATAAAGATATGTTTTTGTCTTAATAGACCTAATGGTATTTCAATTTTTGCATCTAGCAACTGGTGCATTACATCGCTATCATTTGCTTGTTGCTTGGCAGGGTTGGCTGGAGCGTTATTTGCTTTAGCCTTACTTTTTTTGTTTGACATTTTTTGTCCTGTAGTGTGTATTGTGGAGCTCCCAAACCGATTCGAACGGTTGACCTACTGATTACAAATCAGTTGCTCTACCAACTGAGCTATGGGAGCATAAACTTTATGTTCTTTATATTTACTTTTATTCTTGGAAGGGTGCCAAGATAAATGGCTAGATTTATCTTGTTAGCGGGAAGGTTTGCTAGATATGAATTCGTTGAGCTTTTCAGCTTCTGCAACAATGTCTTCTGTGGTAGGCATGTGCTCTGCTTGCTTTGCTTTTGCTTGAAGTATAAGTCTCGCTTCTTGCAGAAGTTCGAGTCTAATCTCGTATGGTGTTTTGTTAGACAATTTAGTCTCCTTTTAAGTTATCTCTGCATGTATTTATCGTATAGGTAAAAATAACTTAACGCACTGTTTAACAAACTAAATTATACTTTCCTTGCTTAACATTTTTACTAACGCTCGGTACGGTAGTAACTTTAAAGTGTCTTCAAACTCTACAGTAAACATATACCTATCTTCTTCAAAGTTAAAAACTGTGTGCGACACCTGTGTATTAAAAAGATACATAGTGTTTGACTGATAGTCCAATTGGGTTGTTTTATTTTTTTCTGTATCTACGAATGCACAAAAACTATTCTTGTGTTGTAGTAACATATTGATACCAACACCTCTATCTGCGTCCTTGTGTAATTTATAATAGTCAAAGGCTAACATTTTTGTTACCCCTACACCTTTAATTTTTGCAATACTGTTGATAGTTTCTAATGTTGGACAAATAGAAAAGACATGATCTATATCTAAACTAATTGCCCAGAATCCAAAATACGGATACCACTCATCTCGTTCTAGTGCTTCTTGAAGTGCGTATTCTGCAAGTTTGCCACTGTTACACAATAGTGTTTGGTAGCATTCAGTAGTTTTCATTACTTAGGTTGTTCGCCTTTGTCGTCCATGTTTGCAATAAAGTTGTAGTAGTGTCCCATACCGTGATCCGCTACGCCATCAATAAATTTAAATTGTTTAAGAGCTGACCAACGGCCTCTCCATCCATCTTTAAATCTTTGCCATGCTGTTGACTTTCTAATGTTACCATAAGTGTTTATGTATCTTAGGTGTCCTTGGTGTCCATACCATAGTCCTGCAAAACTTGGTGGCACACTAGGAACTACATCATTGTTGTTAACATATCTAAAGTAAGGAAAGTCAATTGCTTTTAAGAAATCAACATTACCAACCCTTGGTTGTCCAAATGTGTACAGTCCGCCTTCTGGCTTAACATCCATAGCAACTAGTACAGCCATTGCTCCACCTAAACTATGTCCACATATCCAAACACTCTTAGTATTTTTCTTGTCGTGTTTTGCTAATGCCTTTTTAATATCTGGCATTATCTTTTCATACTCGCCGTAAAAGCCTTGGTGTACTTTTCCTGCTACCGGGTGAGGCATTCTAAATGTATTCAAGTCTGCTTTCACATCATTTAATGCTGTTGGTTCTGTTCCTCTACATGCAATAAGTACATCAGTCTTGTCGCTCATGACATAAGCCTGTGCTCCGTCGACGTCGATGTATGTTGGTGGTAGTGGTTTGTTTAAAAACTTTTTAAGTGGTGCTAAATCTGGTATACCATTCTTTGGTTCAAATAATTGTTCCGGTGGTTGATAACATTGATTAGCGAATAATGCTAGGACCATTCCTTTGTCCTTAGTAGAATATTCTGATAATGCCATTTCGTACTCCTATGTGTTATAGTAGTATTTATCGGTCTAGAAGTCGAAATAGTATTCGTAAATGCTTTCGCTATTATTTTCAGCAATGGCTTTCCTATATCTCTCCGTTAGTTCTTGTGGCAGTTTACCTGCTTTAAATCTAACTGTGCCATCTGTACCTGCTGCACTGCCATCGCTGGATTGATCTTTGCGAGTGTCTCGTTGTATTTTTCTATGTTCTTGTACCATAGGAGCACGATACTTTAAATCAAATGTATTGTATATGCCTGTTTGCGAAGCAAGATATTTCTTTAATCTTTCGAATCCTGTTCCTTTCATTAGTGGGTTAATACCACCGGGCACAATTTCTTCGTATATTGCATATTTTAATTTGTGTGCGTAACTGCTTAGTACGTCAGGGTCTACTTCGCAGTGTATTTTATATTTTTCAACAATGTCTATGCTTAGTTCCAATGCTTTATATATTATTTCAGGCGTATAGTATAGAATATCTTTTACTATATTAAAGTTGCTATCTCTTGCTACAGCATAGTATGCCTGTGTATTTTTCATTATAAATGAACTGTTAAGTCCTGCAATGTCTAGCGGTCCTTCTGCTACGTCCGAATCTTTAACCATCATAGGAATGTCGCCACCTAACACTACTGTGCCGCCTATGTCTTTAAATGTAGTTTCTAAATAATAAAGATGAACTGCTATTTGTGGGCTCGGTGTTCCATATTTTTTACCATACTCCATGTGGATATTATTGGAGAAGAAATCATGCAGATCAATTTCTGTAACATTCAATTTAATATTTTGTTTGTCTGTTAACATACGAGCAGTTACTACATCATCTGTGTTTAGAGGACTGCCTTTCCACGTGGTAAGGTATGTGTGTGCTGTAATAGGCACGTTCATTTCTTGCAATACTCTAATTGCGAACTGACTATCTACTCCTCCGCTTAGGCATACATGGGCATGTTTAATATGCGACAGTTGTTCTTTTATTAACTCCAGCAATGTACGTTCCGTTTCCGGTTTCTTAATAGTAATACTGAGGAACTTTTCCTCTTCGTAATACTGCAATGCTGGTGGGTTTCCAAACTGAATCATAAAAGAATCCTAACTCCGCTAAAGATGATAAATATACTTAATACATACTTATGGAGCTAAACCGAATAAAAATTCGTTTTTTGGAGCAAAACTAAATGGCAAACTTTATCATATCACTAGACTCGTCAACTCACGCAAATGCAGGGGCTGCCGAACTAGCAATTACAAACGCAGGATTAGCAATAACTAAAACTTATTCTTTTCCTTTAACATATGGCGTATCAGGAACAACTAGTCAAGTCGGAGCACTTGCAGGTGTGTCTGAATACGCAGAAAATGGCACAGCATTAACCAGTACGTTAGATGCATTCACTGAGGCAAGCGCCGACCATGAAGACGGCCATTTAGATACTACAGCAATTAACCCGAACTACCAGTACTTTTGGCATCCATTGGATACTACACTAGGTGCAGGACAAACTATTTACTTAATAGATACAGGTTTCTCAGGTGCTCACCAAGAGTTTGGCGAAGATCCAGATGTAAGCAACTTGCATAGTGCTCCTAATGCAACTGGATTTGACGACACTGACGGTCACGGATCTAAGATGGCAGGAATTATATTAGGTAGTGCTATTGGTTGTGCATCAGGTGCAAGTATACAAAACGTTAAGATGTTTAACGACAATACTACAGAATTTACAGCAGCCGATGTTGTAGATGCACTAGAGGCAATTTTAGTACACCATACAGCAAACGATGCTAGTGTAGCAAAGATTGTATTAATGGCATGGTCCATGACTAAGAACGCATTGATTGATGCTAAACTTAACCAAATGTTAGCAGCAAACTTAATGGTAATTGCTTCAGCTGGTAACGCAGGTAACGGTGTAGACGTTGATACAATTACACCCGGTGGTTTAGATACTATTACAACTGTTGGCGCACATGACCATGTATTTGAAGTTACAACATTCAGTCAGATGCCAATAATTGATTACGTTGACGATGACGTAACTCCATTCAGAAGAGGCTTAGTACAAAACGCAGCAAAGGTTGATATCTTTGCAGTAGGTAAAGACGTATGCACAATTGATCCAGATAACGTTGCAAATTACATACCTTCAAGTGGTACTTCGGTATCAGCAGCAATGGTAGCAGGTATTGCTACACATTACATGAACTTGTATGCAAGTACATCTGCAGAAACTATTAAATCATATATGGTAACACGTGGTAACGAAATGGCACGTTTACCGAGATCAACATCTACTGCTGAAGATTATCAAACTATTCTTAGTTACACAAACTTATCTTACCCTACAGGCAAGACTGCAGAATATAACAAAGTAAGTTTATCTTGTCTATCATGTCCAATGACATCAGAAGTAGCATTTACTAGCATACCATCAGGTAGATTGTTAAACGTAGCACACGGTTCAACTACAACTGTTAACATTGGCTTACATGCAGATGTTACTGATGTTGCTGTATTGGACTTCAGTCCTTTATCACCGTGGATGGCTTTTGATGCCGCTACTGGTATTGTTACAATTACTGCAACAACTGCTGCAGGATGTGCAGAAAGTTTAGCACCAGGTGTATATCACTTTGCTATTAAAGGTACAATGGCTACTAAAGTTTATGTTGAAGAATATTCAATTGGTGTATACGGTACTGCTGAATCAGAACTAACTGCATCTACAGAGTATTACTACGATGACGACGAAAGTGAATACGAAGAAGTAATTCAGTACTCTGCATCGACACAAAACTTTATCAAATAAGTTATACTTAATTAAAAGAAGGTACTAAATACAATTGGTACCTTTTTTTATGACTATAGAAAACTTACGAGTAGACACAACAACACACAGTCGCGTTTTTAATCCGTTAAGCGCCGCTGGTCAGTGGCTTTGTTCTACGTTTAAGTTTAGATCTATAGGAGACATAAACATGTCGTATCCTGTGTTAGTTGAAATAACACAAGACCTCCCTGAACTAAAATCTATTACTATGGATAACGAATACGGCGATGCACTAGAATGGTGCAATTTGAATTCGTTTGTGCGTGTTATGACTATACAAGGTGTTTACGTTATTGTGAACACTTACGGTATGGCAGATAATAGTGTGGTAAAAAAGATAAAAAGTGCAAGTTGTTTGTACAAAGAACAAGATGCTAGTATAAATGTTATCTTTAATATTGACGGTATATACGAACAATGTGGCAAAGTATTCTTAGGTGCAGAATGGCATCGCATCAAGGAAAACATAATAACTGTAGGCGATAAAGCACACATAAAGTTTTATAAGTTTAAACATAATGCTCATCAGCAACCTGCTATAGAACACTTTTGTAGGGCTATAGGTGCAACATTTGAAGTATTAGAAGACCCATTGTTTGGCAACAAATGCTTCAGTGTAATATCCAAGCAAGGTAAATGGTTATACGATATACATCCTGTTGGTTCTAACCAACCAACACTAGCTCAGACAGCGGTAGGATGGAATGTGTTAAAAACAAAAGTTAGAAACATAAAAGGTACAGCAATTGACGAGTTAGATAATTTACCTGTACCAATTAATGCAACAAATTTAGACACAGATGATATTATTAATATTACTATCAAAGGACATGTAATTAAAGGTTCAGGAAGAGCTCAAATGTTTAGTTACGCATTGTGCGATGATTGGAACTATGAAGAAATAGATATTAGTAATGAGTATAATTTATCAGTTTTGAATGAACTAGCAAAGTTTGTGAGGACAGACTTATCTACTATAAATATTTACAGTAATAGTATTACTGATATATTAGAAGTTGTTTAACTTACTTCTACTGTAGAACCACTTTTTACAGTATGACCGCAGGTCGCAGTAGTCCCTTCTTTAGCAGGAATACCACCGTCAGCTAATACAGTACCAGCGCCAGCTGAAACTAACGTAGGAGCAATATGAGGTGCTTTACCGTGTGGGGCAACTTTGTCGCCTATTAGTGAAACTTTTTTATTATCGGCAAATACCGTTGATGCTCCAGGTCCCATTATAATACCCTTTGCTGTATCTGCTTTTACTCTTCCTATCTTAGCCATACTATTATTTATCAGTTAATAATTAGACTAGTAAGCAATAATAGTCCAGTAATACTACCTAAAAAGAAAAATGCTACAAGTAATGCAAACCAAATAATAGCAATTGGTTTTATTTCAAACTTACCTTCGCTTTTTTTGCCTACGCCTAGAACGGCTTTAATTGCATTTGTAATCAAAATATAAATTGATTAACTAACATAACTGCTAACATCATACCAAACACTACAACCTGTATGACTGCTGGAATAACCACAAACATTTTCATCACATCGAAGTCGCCTGTCATAAAAAAGTCACCACCATTCTGCCATTCTGCAACTTCTTCTGGTGTTGCATCTGTAGGTATTTGGTTGTTCAATGAAGGCAGTTCAGCCTGTGTTAATGAAGTTAATTCGTATACTGAAGGTTTAGGTCTACCCCATGAATCGTTATTTGACATCGCTAGTCTCCAAATGGTATGTAATGCTTGCATCACGCAATCCACGTAATATTCCTGCTACACTATCTGTGTTAGCTGCAAAGAGTAATAGCATATAGCACATTACATATTTCATTATAATGTTGGTGTTAATGCAAGTACTGACAAGAAAAATATACTTGACAAAGTGACTATCTCCAAGTCTTCTATTAATCTAGGAATGTTATTGCTATATCGTTTCTTCATGTTGTACTGCGGGGGTTAAAAGTTATGTATTAGACATAGTTATATCTAATTATAACGAGTATTTATACAACAATATAAATCAGCAGGGCATATACGGCTGTAATGCCCTATAATGCTATTCTTCTGTTATTTCTGCTTCTTCGATGTTAAGTGCTTCGTAGTCTGCCTTACTCTCATCACTTGCTTTACAGACGCTTAAAATAGCTGACAAGGGCATAGTAACCTCTTCGGTCGACCCTGTAAAGATGTAGGGAATTAGTGCTAGATCCGCACCATTGATAACTACTATTTTTGGTTCGCCAACTGTAAACAATCCTTCGTCTTTGTCAACGCCATACAGTTGTGCAAGTACTTCAATACCGCTAATTAATTTAAGGGTAACAACTTCCCCTGCTAGATCTTCTAAATTATACATGTGTGTCTCCTAAAGGGTCATTCCCTTAAATGTGTCGTTCGTTACGTCTTGTTTTGTGCCGCCACTAACGTAACTAGTTATCTCTGTTTCTTGTGGAGCAACTTGTACGTCACTGCCTCCAATCCACTTTTGTGTCCATGGTAACGGATTTGAACCTGCTGTGTAAACTTTCTCTAAGCCGATGTTAGTCATGCGTTTAGCTGCAATCCACTCTACATACTGCTCTAGTAACTGTGCATTCAAGCCAATAATACTACCGTCTTTAAACAAGTACTTTGCCCATGCTTTTTCTTGTTCTACTGCATCGATAAACATTTGCTTTGATTCTTCTGCAGTTTCTTCTTTAATTTTAGCAAAGTCTTCATCTTCTTTTGGTAATAATTTTAACATGTGCTGTGTACTTGCTAAGTGAACATTCTCATCTCTAGCAATTAACTTAATAATTTTTGCATTTCCTTCCATCTTTTTAACTTCAGCAAACGCCCAACTACATGCAAAAGATACATAAAAACGTACACCTTCCAAGATGTTTACGCTCATTATGCACTTCCATAATTTTTTCTTGTGCTCGTATAAACTATACTTTGCACTGCCTTTACGCATTAGATCGTTATACTCGTATAGGTCATTATAACATTGTGTGATACTATCGGCACAATCTGCAATCTCACTAATACTGCTCATCTCATCAAAAACCTTGCTCGGGTCAGGATATACATTTCTGATAATATGTGTGTAGCTTCTGCTGTGAATAGTTTCACTGAATGCCCAAGTCTCAATCCAGGTTTCTAATTCTGGTAGACTAACAATAGGCAAGAACACTAAGTTAGGTGAACGCCCTTGAACACTGTCCAAGAGTATTTGTCTTTTTAAGTTAGATGTAAAGATGTGTTGCTCATGTGGCTCGAGGTCTTTAAAGTCTTTAGCATCTTTTACGATGTCGACTTCTTCGGGTCTCCAGAAAAAGCCTAACTGCTTGTCAGTGAGCTTTTCAAATTGACGATACTTGATTGTATCATAACGTTGCATACACACGCCACCGTTAGGGTCTAGAAACATTTTTGCTTCCATGTGGTTATACGCTTTGTTTGTGTTTAGTACAGATTTCATATTTTGCAAGATTCGCAATCCTCATCATCTACTTCAGTAAGTTCTAATGCCTCGGTTGTGTCCAGTTCTCCTTGGCCATCGTTGGTGTTGTTGTAATACAATTGCTTTCCGCCGTATTTGTAAAACGTAATTATATCTTTGATTAGTACACTCATTGGTACCTTTTCATCTTCAAAGTGCTCTGGGTTATAACTTGTATTGACACTAATGCCTTGGTCGATGTACTTTTGTAGAACAGCCATTATCTTCAAATAGCCTTCTGGTGACTTCTGATTCCACAGTAAGTCATACTTATTTTTAAGTCTAGGGTAGCCTGGCACTACTTGTTTAAGTACACCATGCTTACTTTGTTTAACACTGATAAAACTGCGTGGTGGTTCAATACCGTTTGTGCTGTTACTAATCTGTGCTGATGTTTCTGCTGGCATAAGTGCCATTAGTGTTGAGTTACGAATACCTGTTGTTTTAAGTTGCTCACGCAATCCTTTCCAATCTTGTCTTTCTTTGTGCTTAACTAATTCATCTACATCTTTCTTATATGTTTGGTTAGGTGTAATTCCTTGTCCGTATTTCGTTTCTACTGTGCCAGGGCATTCGCCTTTTTCAACTGCTAAGTCTGCACTTGCTTTAATTAAGAAATAACTCCATGCTTCAGCCCATTCATCAACTAACTCTAAGTTAGGATTTTGATATGTTGAGTCATTCTTTGCTAACCAATATGCAAAGTTAATAATACCAATACCTAACGGTCTACGTTTCATTGTGCTTAACTGTGCCGCTAGTACTGGGTAACTTTGGTAGTCTAAGAGTGCGTCTAAGCCCCTTACAGCAAGATTACATACTCGCTCCATCTGTTTGAAGTCTTTAATAATACCCCAGTTAATTGCACTTAAAGTACATAAACTAATCTCACCGTCCGGGTCATTAATGCTAGTTAAAGGCTTTGTAGGTAAGTTAATTTCACAACATAAATTACTCTGCTTAATCGGTGCAACATCTTCTCTAAATGAACTATGCGTATTAGCATGGTCTACATTCATTAAGTAAATTCTACCTGTGTCCTTACGTTCTGTTGCAAACGCAGAAAACAAATCCATTGCCTTAATAGACTTCTTCTTAATACGAGTGTTACTTTCTGCACATTCGTATAACTCTTTAAACTTGTCTTGGTCTTGGAAGAATGTCTCATATAATCCAGGTACATCGTGTGGAGAAAACAATGTAATATCTCCGCCAGTTAGTAGTCTTTCATACATTAGTTTATTAAACTGTACACCGTAGTCCATGTGTCTTACACGGTTTTCTTCTGTACCTTTATTGTTCTTTAATACCAGCATGTCTTCAATTTCAGCATGCCAAATAGGATAGTATAATGTTGCTGCTCCGCCTCTTACTCCACCTTGTGAGCATGACTTAACTGCTGATTGGAATAGTTTATAGAAGGGGATAACTCCTGTGTGAGTTGCGTCTCCACTCCTAATAGGTGAGCCAATTGCTCTAATACTACCTGCACCTATACCAATGCCTGCCTTTTGACTTACATACTTAACAATAGCACTTGTAGTAGCATTAATGCTATCTAAACTGTCATCAGTTTCAATAAGCACACAACTACTAAACTGTCGTTGTGGTGTACGCACACCTGCCATTACTGGCGTAGGTAAACTTATTTCAAACGTACTAATTGCATCGTAGTATTCTTTAACGTACTGCATTCTTATTTCTTTGTTGTACTTACTAAACAATGTCATACCAATAAGCATATAGCAAACTTGTGGTGTTTCGAATACTTCACCAGTTGCTCTGTTCTGTACCAAGTACTTGCCACGGAATTGTTCCATAGCCGCATAAGTTAACACTTCATCTCTGTCGTGTTTAATGTAGTTACTTAGTTCGTCAATCTCATCCTTAGTATATGCTATTAAAATTTCTCTATCGTAGAAGCCTTTCTTAACATTTTTATCTATAATATCACATAAGCACGGTGGCATAAACTGCCCATACACTGCTTTACGCAAATGATAGTTAATTAGCCTTCCTGCTACATATTGATAGTTTGGTGTTTCTTCGCTGATTAAATCTGCGGCACTTTTGATAAGTGTCTCTTGAATATCAGTACTAGTAATCCCAGTGTACAATTGTATCTGACTGTTAATTTCTACTTCACTAGGACTAACGCCTGTTATGCCATCGCAGGCATATTGTACTACCTTGTGCAACTTATCTATGTTAATGTCTTCGAGTTGCCCAGATCGTTTTTGTACTTGCATGTGTTCTTCCGTTGTCTGTTTGTTTCTAAATTTGTTTAGTGTAGTATTTACCAGAAGCAAATTATACATTAAAACTACGTTAATGTCAACTGAAAAGTGAGGAAGTTTTAATCTTATGCGAATTAAATCGGGTGCTGTTGTCTATAACGTATTGTAGGCTTACTGTCTCACCTGGTATAAAATTATAAGCCACTTGTTCGTGAATTAGCACCAGTCCATCGTTTCCATTTATATGATTACTTATCACTTCAAAGTACAATTCATCAGCTGTTATGAATCCTTTGTTAGTTAATGTAGCCGCTAATATGAGGGTGATTCCGGACTGGCAAAAATAGCCTTCTGATACTATTTCAAACACATTAGGCCAGTCGCTAGGAGTATAGTAATCTATATATCTAGGTATAGGTTTGATGTCAGCGAATGCTTCTAGTAAAGGTTCTACAGTTAGATATTCTTGCTGTCTAACTGTACGCCAAGCATTCAAACGTTCTGATGGCGTTTGATGTTTGTTGAACATATATTAAACTTGTAAAATTAGTCGGCCCATCTTCGTACAACATATTTTACTGTTACCGAAGTAGCCGGGTTCAATGTATTACTTACTGATATTGCTCCGTTTTCGGAAGCAAAGTTTGCTGCAAAATTTACATTACCAGTTAATGTACCTGAACGTGCATCTGTATAATTATCTACAAACACGATATCGTCAATAGTACTATCACCGGAATACATTAGTGTACCAACACGTCTATAACTGCCGGAACCTGTTGTTCCTTGCATACTATATTCTACAAACTGTGTGTTTACAGGATTAGAGCCACCGAACGGTACGTCCAATTCTGAAACTGTGCTATTGCCTGTTAGTATTGTTAATTGCTCTGGAGCAGTATATGCTGTTATTGCTGTACCTGCCGCTAGTGCTTCTGCTGTTAAGAATTCAATATTTGTTTTAATATTCATCAATCCTCTGATGTCAGTGTTAACTGATTCAAAGTATAGATTGTTTAATATTCTAGCAAAATCTCTTGCTTCTGTTCTTTCTTCAAAATCCATCTCACCAACTGCACCATTAATTTTGGTATCCCATTTAATAGGAAAATGTCCGTTACCTGGACTTGCTGCTTCAGTGCTATTAAATTCTTTGTTTACATACACATTAGAAAAAATGTTTACTTCAGGGTAAGCCATTGTAGCACTAAGCCAATCTTCTAATTTTGCTTTAACAGTTGAGTCAGTACGATCGTATTCATCAGATGTGAGTCCTAATGATGTTACTGTACTTGCTTCATCGTTATGTAATGCAAATTTAAATGGTAATTTTTGAACTGCTTCTGCGTGAGTAATATACATTTTATTAGCCTCACTTGGTATAGTAGAAATCTTAGGCCATAAATTAGCACCGTTAACTACTGTTTGTACTGCTACTGACGTAGTTGCCCCTGATAAATCATATGATGCAACTGGTGTTGCTTCAACTGTTGCACTCGATACAACTGGTCTAAATGTTAATGCTGTTGAATTAGCACTTGTAGAACCTGCTGTAGTCATTACAAAAGTATTTCCTGTTACAGCATTAACTGTATGACTACCTGATAATCCGCCGCCTGTTGAACCTAGTACAATGCTACCACCTGCTAAGTTACCGTGTCTAGGACTTTTTACAATTATGTTACCTGCTACACCGTTCTTGCGTGTTACAAATGATAATAATTCTAAATTAGCACTTGCACTATAGTCTGCATAATTTGTTGTAATTGTAAGTTGTTTGTTAACTGTATCAATTGCAGTAATTGTTCCAGTATCGCCATTTAGTTGTGATAAATCAGAACCTGATTCGTCAATAAATAAAACAACATCGTTAACTTCTGTGTTTTCAACATTTTCCACTGTTAATAGAATCTTATTACTAGCATTTTGTCCAACTGTTGTTATTTGTCTTGTTATACTTGATGCATTATTTGGCAGTGTAGCCGTTAATGTTTGGCCTGTTGAATTATATGCCGATACTGCTAATACTTTACCTGCTGCTAACCAGTCAGACCCACCTTTAACATATACATGATTATATATACCCGCCGAGTCGTATAGTCCGTCTGCGTCAATTGAATAACTACCTGTGATTAAAGCTCCTGCTAACGCAATAGAACTAGCTGATGCTGTTGATGTCACCCCTTCTACTGCTGTATCAACCTTTGTTAAGAATAATGTGCCTAATGGTTCTGCATAAGTAGCAGTATTAGGTGCATGTTTTACGTCTGTTGCAACTTGGATATGTTTAAACTGCATACCGATGTACCCAATACCAATACCGCCTGCAACTCTAACATTGTCTGTTGAAAGTTGTCTGTAAGAGGTTATTTGTTTGTCAGCATAAAAACCAGGCTTTCCTGTTTTACCAATAGTGGTATTTGCTAGAGCTTCAACAATTGCTGTGTTAGCATAGTAAGATGTTGAAATTTCATCAGCACCACTTGGAGATGTTCTAAGTGAAAGTGTATGAGTATGATCTGATAATGCTAAATTGCCTGTTTGTGAAAAGAAATAGTCATTACCGGATGAAATTGTTGCTACATTAGATGGGCTCTGAACTGTGCCGTTCTTGAGAACTGTTAAGTCTGCAGGTACAAAAACATTACCTGTTATGTTGTTTTTAAATTCAGCACCTAGTGTAATATTTGTAAATACTTTACCAAGTCTGCCGTATTCGTTTGCAGTTGAAGATGCGGCTGCGTCTGTTGCTGGTGTCCAACTTACACTATCTGTAACGCCGTCAAATGCTCCTTTATCATATACTTTATGGGGAACAATGAACTTAATCATTTGTACGTTGGCTATACTTGCTGTAGTACTCTGAGCACTTGCGGTCTTTTCAAAGTTACCAGTCTTATTGTAAATGTCAGATACAGCATCGGTTGTGTCTGCACCAATATAAATTTGTCTGCTGTCTGTAGCAAACCCTATTTCACCTGGACGCAACGGCTTAGGGAGATCTTGCTTCTGACCCCTGCGTTGTTGCATTCGTACGATTTTTGTTGTTTCTTCTGCCACTGTTAAGCCTCTCTAATTACTTAACAGTATTTATCACTTTGAGTGACTAAACTTTATTATAATAGTCTGCTAATCTCATTGCCCATTTATTACAATATTCTTCGAATTCGTCGCCATTAATAACAAAGTCAGCATACTTGCCTTCCCTGTCGATCATTAAGATAGCAACTTGTTTGATGTTTGTACCAAACATTTCATTGTGTGCTAGTGCGTATGCACAGCCTTGCATGAAGTAATCTTCTATCCATTCACGTTTCTTAATCTTTTTAGCAGTTTTAAAGTCAATAATACTTTCGACACCATTAAACATACCTACTGCATCACTTGTACCTGCATATAAGCCTTTGGCTATTAGTGCTACTTCAACACCCCATATTTCATCTACTTGACTTAAACCTTTGTCTATCATTTCTTCAAGCATACGTTTAGCCATAATGCTGATAAGATTGTTGCCTTTGATTTCGTACTCTTCCATTAGCACATATTTTTCTAATGCATTGTGTACTTTAGTACCTAAGCCTGCGGCTTCTTGGCTAATCCTATTTGCTTCAGCATCGCCTACACGTTTACGCCAATTGATAAGAGCTGTCTTATCACCAGTATCAGAAAGTACCGTGGTTACACTAGGTACTGGTTGATTATCATCACCTGTGTATTGACGTTGTCCGTTTTTTGCTGTTACCCTGTTGAGAGCTGGGTAAGTAAATTTTTCTACAAGCATTAAGTATACCTTTGTTAGTTAAGAACTATTATAGCATGTGATGAATGTTATGTCAATAAAAAAGGCACTTAAAAATGCCTTTATTTTCAACAACTTATGTTATTACCAACTAATATTCCATTGTAATGCGGTTGTATTATTTGGGTCTGTGACAATACTAATACCGTATCCTAAATTAGTAAAGTAATTTTTTACATAGTTTATTTGGTCTAGTTTAGTTGGGTCTGTAGTAATACTGTTATATACATAGTAGTACACATTACTGTTAGTCATTGTAGAATTGTTTACATTTGCGTAAAGTATACCAGCATCAACATTAGCATATACTGCGTTTTCTATAGCAGTTACTTCGTTGTGGATTACAGTATTATTTCTAGTACTGCTTCTTGCTGTTTTAGCATTTATGAATATCCCAGGCATTGTTACGCTATCTCCGAATTCATTGCAGTACTTGCTGCACCTTGAGCTAAATCAGATACAGTGTTTGCTGCTGCTTCATCATCACCTGTGCTTATTTCTGCAGGTAACTGATTTTTAGGTTTAATTATATCTCTGTTTACACTACTAGCATGTCCGCTCTTATCAATTGCTGTAATAAGTTCGTCTGTTGTAGTAACATAGCCTTGCTTGGCTAATAATGATCTAAATTCTTCAGTAGGAATATCTTCTACACCCTTAGCTGCTACTTTTGTTAGCAAGTCTTGTATGGTTAGAATTAAGTCGGAAAAATATCCTTCTGATATTACTTCTCTAATTAACATTTTAGACCTCTACTGGGTTTCTACCTAACGGCTCTTCTTCTGGGCCTGCTGCGGCAGGTACGTTAACATCCATTGCCGGCTCTTCTAATCCTACTTCTGCTGGTGCTGCGCCTAAATCAGCAGTATCACCTAAACCCATATCATCTGAGTTTACAACACTGCCTGCACCAATTAAGCCGCCTATAGCATTATCAATTCCTGCTTTAGCACCTTTAGATGCCTCAATGTATGTTGCTAATAAACCGTTAACGCTGTCTGCAAAAGTAGCTGCTGCTTGAGCACCCATTTCACCACGCATTTGATCTGCAATTGCTGGTATACTTTCGTTTGCCATACGTCCAATCTCTTCTACATGGTCTTGAATATCGTCTGCTAATGCTCTTACTGCCATTACAACTTCTGCTTCTTCTACTGAAGTACCTTCAAGTTCTTCGTTAATCATGTCGTCTACTAGGCTGTCAAACATTGTGCCTTCGTTTTTCTTTTCGTCTTTTGTATCACCAGTGACATCGTATTCTTCGCCGTCTACTGTAAATTTCTTTTCGCCTTTTGCAATAGCATCTTTTCTAGCACCAGTAAATTTGTTTTGTTCTGCTACTTTAGCACCAAACATTTTAATACCGTTTCCAACTGCATCTTCTTCTAAACTGTTTAGGAAACCAACAACTGCATCTCTGCTTTTTTCTGTTACTTTAGCAAAAGATTCTAATTTCTCTTCAATTGCTTGTAGGCTTTCTGTACCTGATAATTCAACACCACACTCTTTAGCAAGTTCTCTAAGTAAAGAATCGTTAAGGTCTGTTTCTGGGATATACTCGCCTTCTTCTTCGATACTTTCATGTGTACCACCACATGATTCTACATAGCTTTTTGCTGCTGAAAGGATAATTGGCATAACGTGTTCGTCATCATATGCAAAACGTGAATCCATTCTATATTGATTCATGCACTCGCCACAAGCCTCATCCATTGTGTAGCCACTGTCCATTAAGTTACAAACACTTGCATTGATCATTTCTTTCATCTCACCATGTGCAGGTGATTCGGCATACATGCCTTCATTGATCATAGTTTGAACAACATCTTTGATGCCTAAAAACTTTGCGTATTCTAGCTCTTGCTGGAACTTAGTGTTGACACTTTTAATTTTGTTAATGCTTGCATTAGCAGTTTCTAGTAAACTATCTAGTTTTGCTTTCTTAGGAAATCCAGCAGTCTTTAGTGAGACTCCAAACTCTTCCTTTAGCATTTTGTTAACTTTAGCGATTTTCTTTACGCCTTTTTGATTGAATTCTTTTAAAAACATTTTTTTATTTCCCAGGTATTAAATTCTCTATTACTGTTATTTATCATCTTTGCGAACATTTTAGTTGAACCGTTTCAGTTCATCCTTGGTAAAATTGAACTTGCAGATAGTATCAAACAATCTAGCCTCAACTACTTCCCCTAATGTAAAGTCTTTTGTGTGCTTGAGGGTGTGTCTATAGAACATAATGTCGTTTTTACATCTAAAATATTGTGTCATTAAGCCTTCTAATTTAATTTTATTTGTTAAACTTATTGCTTTTCCTTTGTTACGCAACTTACATAAGTATGTTGCTACACATTTCATAGGAAGTTCTTTTGCTACAACTGCTTTTGTGATATGCTCTTGTACTACAAATGTATCATCTTGTTTAGTTACAACGTATACACCTTTTCTAGCAACGTTAGTCGCTATAGCATCTAATTGTTTAGTGAGTCTTTGTTTGTTCATATAGGTATTTATGAACAGATGTTCTATAGTTTTTGTTTTGCTGAGTATAATGTATAACACTCGCAACCATTTTTTACTTCTTTTTGAAAAATATTCTTTTGGTGCATCTCATTTGCAAGGTATGCATCACGTTCAGAAAGCTCTATTAATTTTAATACGCCAAACATTTCAGCCTGATCGTATAGTTGTGTTTCAAACTTATTAATCAAACTTATCTGGTTGTCTTTACATTTAACTGCTCTCATACTAGTATTTACCTAATTTTTGCATAGTTAACTTTGCAATGTCCGTATGTGTTTGAGGTCCAGGATGCATAAAGTCTCTAGCCCAATCAGATGGTGCTACTTCGTGTAAATATGTTATAGCTATTGGTATGTTTCTTGCTTTAGCAATTAGTTCTAATGTTTTTAAATGCATATCGTATGTCATTTGAGATGTAGAATTGACTATATCTGCATACTTGTTAATAGTAGCAGTGTCTAATGTTGCATCAGGAGATATATTTTCTAACAGTTCTGCTCTCATAGTGCCTACGTTGTAAAAATCTTCATTTGCTGTTGCTGCAGGTGCTCTTCCCATTGGAGGTACAAGCACAGCAATACCTGTTAGATTAGGCAAGTCTTCGTCTAAAAAGTTTAATGCATACCATACTGCTAACGCTAACGAAACTGCTGGAGTTCCCAGATTATATGTTTTCTCACCTGTAAGTTCTGCAAGTTGTGCTGGCCAATTTTGATGTGCATGTATACCTGAACCATATGTATTACTACACCCAAAACATGCTATACCGGGCTCGTCATTAAAATGTTCATCGCGGAAACCTTGCTTGTTTGTTTTGTACCACACATCTACTAACTGGTCTTCTTCTGTGTTCCACCAGCCATAAAATTTAAGTTGTTTCTTTTGCCTTTTACTAAATCCAGCTTTGTGTAGTTTATGTTCGTAAGGATGCCACTTACAAAAGTTGTAGTCATCTTCTTGGAATTGTTCAACACCTATAGAATCAAGTGTTTCATTGTCGACGCGATATAAGTAAGGAGCAGTAGAACTATGCTCTATTGTTTTCTTTATTGTGTTACGGTCTACTTTAAGTAGTTTTTTTCTTGTACTGTCGCGAGTACTTGCACTACTATGCATTTGTGACCAACGGTCATCCATATGTATTACCTGTTCTGTGTGTTAAATATTTTGCTGATGTCTAGACTTTTTAGGCTTGCCATAGCCTCCAGTTTGCAGAGTAGCCTCGGCATGCATTGCTGCCATGTGCTTTTTATATTTCTTAGTACCTTTTTTATGTGGGCTTTTACCTTCTCCCATGCTGATGCCAAAGTTGTTGTCTAGTAGATCTTCTATGTTAGTATCGTAGTCTACGACTTTAAAATTTTTGTCTATCAGTAATGCTACATTATCTTCGTAACCGTGATTCTCGCCACTAAGTATTTGATAACCATCTTCAATCTCTATAAGATCTTCTTGATATTCCCAAGCACTAATAATTTCTTCTTTTTTGCTTTGTGTAATTTCTGGGACTACTGCATTTTCATCAACTGCTTTCTTTTTCTTTTTCTTAGGAGTTGTATTAGCAAACACACTTGCATTAGGTCTTTTTTGCATGCCGCCTAGTGGAGCAGCAACTGTAGCAATACCACCTGCACTAGTTGTTTCTTGTATAATGTCATTAATCTTCATAGTAGTATTTACCGTTTTTTATTATGTTAGTCTAACGTTTACGATATCCCAGTTAATAATACGCCACATATTGTTTAAGTATTTGCCTTTGTCATGCTGGTAATCTAATGCCCAAGCATGTTCCCACCAGTCAACTAACATTGCTATGTCATTTTTAACTTGGTGATTAACTATTGTTTTGATGTCGCCTGATGTACTCATGTATACCCAACCGCTACCTTGTATCTTCATTGCTACTTGTTCAAACTCTTCTTTGAATGCATTGTAGTTGCTATACTTGCTGTCTATTAGCTCTTTACTTGCACCAGTAGGGTTGTTACTGCCACTTGGTGCTTTTAGTTGTGGGAAGAATACATTGTGTAGGAATGCGCCTGCTTCCATAAACTGTGCATCGCCTTTGCCTTCGTTATATTTTGTAACGTATGCTTTTGCAAGTTTGCCATAATGAAAATTTATAGTGTCTTCGCTCATAACAGGATCAAGATCATTTTTACCGTAAGGTAACTTTTCTTGTACAAGTACTTTCTTTTCTTCTGTTAAAAATTCATTTAGTTTCACTTCTTCTTCCCACCTTTCATATTAGCACACCATTGATACATTTTGCCTTTCTCGCCACTATACTTTTTAGCCTTTGCTTTCAAATCAGTAACTGAGCCTTTACAACTAGCACCTGCTTTCTTTACTCTGCCAGGTCTGCTTTTGCCTTTCTTTTTACCGTCAGTGAAATTTTCTGTAATTTCAACTATTTTCATTAGTTACTACTGTCTACAATTGATGTATTTGCAAATGGATTTTCATTTGTTGTTACAAGATAGTTTGTCTTTGCGTGTAGTCTTAACCCGGAACCTTCTAAGTCTTTAACGTCTTGTATAAATGTAAACGTCTGCTTTTTAAGATCTAAGAAAAGTATTCCTTTAAGATTACCACCACCTCTTTTTGCTGCAAGATAGTTATTAACATTAGACTGTGCTATGGCTTGCATTGCACCGGTAATGTTATTTTGTGCTAAGTTTTGTGCTATCTGGTTGCCAGCATTAGGTATTTCTGTAAAGATATTTGAAATAATATCTGCTATTTCTTTTTCTGCTTCAGGTACTAACTTCAAGAAAGCTGCAACATGATTTTGTTGCATACCTGATTTGACTCTTAACACTGCACCCTGTGCTTCTAGTTCTTTAAACTTCTCATCATACTTTGTAAAGAATGCTGTTACTTTAGACTTGTATGAATCTGATACAGTAACTTGTCTGTCATTAAATCTAGCAGAATTTTTTCTTGTTGTTTTTAATTCAATTGGTTGACCGTCAATCATTAAGTCACCTTTGCCATCGTCAGCACCTGATGATGCTCCCATGCCGCCAATTCTCTGTGACAATACTGAAAGTGCAAACTCACCTGGGCCAATACCATACTGTACAACTTCATTTAAGTCGTTAACTAATTCTGTTATGTGCTCGTTGCCTTCCATTCCGTAACCAACAAATATCTCAGACATAGTATCAGTAGATGTAGACAACAATGTATCAACTCTAACTAATTTATCTCCCTTCCAATCTATGAAAAGTTTTGCTCTTTCTGCTGGCGTCATTTCTATACTTGCAATAATCTTTGCAATTTGTTTAATTGCTTTCTTAACATCCTCATCAGGTACTTCACCTAATTGGCTGCTTAAACTTTGTATTTTACCACCTACGCCCATATCATCTAACAGTTGTTCAATGTAGTTAACTAATTTATTAGTTTTTTCATCATCTGGTAAGTCGGCTAATTTTTTGATCAGCTCTGATTTACTTTCAGTTATTCCTGCTTTCTTTTTAGTTTCTGGGTGTACTTTGTTTTGTACAAAACCTTTGAATATAGTACGCAAATCAGTGTCTGGTCCACCGCCACTAGCTGCTTCTCTGAATGCTCTGATCATACTAGGATCTGGTACTACAAAGTATGCTTCCATTTGCGATTTTAAATCACTAGCAAGTAAAGGAACATTTAATAACTGTTTTATTTTCTTTACAGGTGAGTTGTCTGGTACAGCACCTTCTGTATATTTTGCTGCTCTGCCTGATCCTGACTTGTTAGGATGTTCAAATCCTTTGCCTTTCTTTTTCTTTTTACCAGGCGTACCGTAAGTAGTTAATAATGCAGCCATATCTTGTTCTGCTTCAATAGTTTCATTTAATTTTTTCTTAGATACTATTAGTGCTTCGTTTATCTTCGTAGCATCAACTTTACTAACTATTTCTAACTGTTTTTTAAATGGTAATTTGTTAAAATTCTCAAACATGTTATTACTCTCTTCTATATCACTAAATCTTATATTCATTTCTTGCGCCATGTATTCTCTTTCTGATGCATCAGTTTCTTGGTGTGTTCCTACTATGAATGGACTCTTTTCCCCTGCAAGGCTAAATGCGTCTGGATTGAAATCTCTATCTCTGTAAGGTAGGAAGCCATGCTTCTTGCTAAAAGTATCTATTTTTACTTTAGCATCTAATGTCTGTTCTTGATATCTTTCGGCTTTTTGTTTTCTATGAATTATTAAATCTTTTATTCTTTTTATCTTTTCATCTGTTTCGGTATCTTCGTTAGTTCTACTACTTCCCTGTGCATGTGCAGGGTGATCAGCATCTATTAGGTCTGTAGTATCAACCCCGCCTGCTTTGTATGCTGATACTATCGATGATACTTCATCCCACTGTACAGGATTGCCACCGTTTTCCTTGTTGTACACTAATGCATTTAGAACATCTTGTTTTGCATTATTACTTGTTTCTAAGTTGTTAATCCATCTTGCTAGTTTTACAGCATTAACTCTTGGATCAGCCATGAAGTGACCGAATCCAGTGAACCACATTTTTTTATAGAGAGGAAAATCATTTTCCGCCATCTCAATTGCTGCTTGATTACTAAAAGTAGATGGGTCATTATCTGACGCATCTGAGGTACCTGTTGTGCCTAGTTGCTCTAATTCTTTTTCATAGTCGGCAACCATTTTAAGTTCGCCTTGAGCATCAATCATTCCTTCATTGTAATCATATAATGCTCTGTATACTTCATTATGTTCATCGCGACTAATAGCTTTAAAATCTTCTGCTTTAAACTTTTTACCCGGAGGTGTCTTTATTGGAGCTCCTGATATAAGTTTGTTACCCATTTCTGTTTGGAGCCAATTGTAGTATGGTACTGGTAAAAACAATGCATCGGTGCCGTTGTACTTAACAGTAAATTCTGGTGTTGGTGCTTTTGCTACCTTAACTTTGAATGCGTTATTAAACGCATCAGCAAACTTTGTCATGTTATCGTGGTAAGGTGACCCACCAATATTTAACATAGGTACATATTGTTTACTTGCTAAAAATTCTTTATAAAGAGATTCTGGTGTGAATCCAAAATCTTTCATTGCTTGTCTAAAGCCTGCTACTTGTTGCACTTTAACAGGATTACGATTTTTCCCTGTTGCTATAGAACTTAGTAGATAACCAAAAGCAGTAAGACTGTAATCACGAGCACGATCATTCCAACTCTCTTCTTCTTTGATAATACTTTCTTCTGCGTTCTCTCTTTTAGATCTTGCAAGTGCATTGTATGCTGTAGCAAGAGCGTCTATAGCGTCGGTGTAATGATTTTTGCCCACCACACTTTTAAATGCATCTACTACTTTCTTATCAGTATTATCTGGGTCAATTCTACTAGATGCTCTTTCTTCTTGGTCTGGATCAATCGCATCTAAACTATTAACGAAACGGAATAATGCTTTAATATAATCTTTTCTAAAAGCCTCTTTATCGTGTCCTGCTCTCATAACTGCTGCATATCGTATTGTTGTTTTAGCAACGGTGTCAAAGTCCATGTGGTACCCGTCACCACCTGCTATACGAAATTCAATCAAGCCATTGCCATCATCATTTGTTGCATCTTTAAAATTAATACTGGTAAACTTACCAGCACTAATACCGCCTTTGAGCATATCTTCTAAAGCTGAAAGGGTTTTTTCGTCTTTGTAATTAGCACCTACATTTTGCATGTATTGTTGTATTTCTTTTACTTGCGACTTAGTATAACTGTTACCATCTCTGTTAAACTGTTGTAACAAATATTTGTCACCAAGTAATAATGCAATCTTTAATTTGTTAGGTGCTTCTTGATTGCCCGCCATACTCATTGTAACATGTAGTCCAGTAGATCTATTTGTATCTACATTTCTATCACTCCAATGTGAAAATAAACTTTTCATTTCGGCAAGCATTTCTGTTGGGGTGTCGTACACTGGTGAAATAATTTCAGCACCCATTCCGTCACCTTCGATACTGCTGTCGTCTTCTACTCGCCAGTAATCGTTGTCAACTTGTTGACCACTGTGGTAATCTCCTGCTTCAACGTTGTCTGATTTACTTGAGTTACTTGCCCAGTCACGAAGCTGATCTGCAACTTCTTCCATGCTACCTTGACTGTTGCTGTAAAGATATATGTCCATCTCACTTAGCAACGATCCCCAGTTGCCGTTGTATTCTTCACTACACCAATCATCTTCGTCGACATTGCTTAATGCTCGATCCCATGCTTCGTCCCACTGCTCGCCATTGTCTCTGATATCATCTGCTAACCATTCTAAAAAGTGATCTTCGCGTTCGGCATCAACATATTCTCTGGCCCATGCATCTTCTTCCCAGTCACTTCGTTCTTCTATTTCTTCCTGTGCTTGACGATCATCTTGATCTTCTAAACCCTGTAGTATCATTTCTTTGTAGTTTGTTACATCATCCATGTCAACTTCGTATGAAACATAATTATCTAAATAGTCAGGATCTTCTTTGCGTTCGTCTACTAGTTCATTTATTACTTCACTTTCGTAATCATAAAACTTATCAGACTCTTGTAGCCATTCTCTAAATGCTTCATTTACTTGGTCAACACTTCTAGAGCCTTCTTGATCATATATTAAGTCTTGTACTCCAGACCAGTTTTCACCATATAGAAAGTCCTCATCATCGTCGCCCGATGAAAAGCCTTCCCATATTGTTTCTGCTTCAAAACCACATCTAATGTTTGCGTTTAATGAATCTTTTGCAACTGTAGGACTATTGAAATTTATTTCAAATATTGGATCACCTTGTTGTATATATTTTTGTGCTCTGATTAATCTTTTGATTTTACTTTTAATTTTTTGCTTACGCTTTTGTCCTTTGTGAAGATCTGATCTTTCTGTTACTGCTTCTTCACCTGGTAATGTAATATCATCTTCAGGATCTAATGTATAAAATTCTTTGTTCTTTTGATTTTGTACAACAACTGCATCTTTGTTTAGGCCGTTGTTTACAGGGCTCATTACTTTAACTGTATTGCCTTTGTCGTCTTGGTATTCGAAGTCTTGTGCTAACTCTTTTGCTTTTGATATAATTGGCTCAACTGGTTCTGGTTGTTCAGCGTCTGTTTTATTTTGCTGACTGCTAGGACTAACTTGTGGTTTATTAACACTGGACTTTGGCGGCTTAGGTGTCTTAGTGGCTGCTGTTGCTTTAGCAGTTGCACCAGTCTGTTGTTGTGATGAGGGAGTGCTTACTCCGCTATTCATTCCATACTCAGAGATCAGTGATTTGATTGTGCGAATATCTTTTGCCTTCATAACTTGTCAATTACCGCTTGTTAAGTGTTTTTAATCGCTTTGCTACTGGATTAAATCTTTTTGTTCTACGAGCTTTACGAATCATTCTTTTGCCCATTTTTGCTTTTGTTCTTCTCAATGTCATACGCTTTTTGAGATCTATGGGTTTCGAACATTGGCTTGAATTTTTTACAACTCTGCCTGCTCTAGGACCACTAGTACAACGAACAGCACGTTTAATTGTGTTGCCCATTCGGCGCCAAACCATACGAGCTTCGACTATTTCACCGCCTGTTACTTCATCAAGTTTCATTTTATTAAACTCTGTGCTAGTATTGCAATTGTACCTAACAATGTAGTAACTGTAACACCAATTATGGCAATAATCCAGCTTTCCATTTTATTTAATCGCTGTTTAGTATCATTTTTAAATTCACGCAACTCTGTTGTTATGGCTTCAATACGAAGCATGTCAGCAATAATATGTGCTTCAACGTTACCTGAGTATGCTGGAAGTGAATCAGCAGCTTGATCTAATTCTGGTTTTGATTTCTTTGGCATCTTATAATAAGTCCTGTTTAGTAAACTCCATGTTCACTGTAGTTTTTGTATCAATTGTGCCTGCATTTAAAACAATTCCGTCAAGTTCATCTTTTAATGTATCAATGCTATGCACACTTTCACGCTCAAAAGCAAATTTGAAAATCCAGCCTGCGCCTGTTATTGATGGAGCACCGTATCCTTGTAATACGTTAGCACCTACACCATTTAAGGCAACTGGTCTGTTCATGATGATTGGCATAGCTCTTAATCCAATAACTTGAACAACACTTTCAAAATCCTTCTGCGTGTCATCTGTAAAATCACCTGTATGTGTAATATCTAGTGATGTGAAAAGTGTGTAAAATTCTATATTTCCTGTAACAACTTCTTGGCTGTTCATTGCGCCGCTTCTATTTAAAGTCATGTGTGTCTCCTATACACACTATTTATCATCAAACTAATAACATGTATCCAAAAATATTTTAAAGTCAAAAAAAAGCACTCCGAAGAGTGCTTTTGGTGTGCAACTAAGCACGATCCCTAAGGTAGTAAGGAATTAGTTTAGCCTGCGAATGAAACCACTGCTGCCCATGCACAACCAGTTACGCCTAATGCATCTGAAGAATCATCAGCAATTGCTGGTCCGCCTTCGTATGCTACGTGAACTGCTGTTGCTACGTCTACTACAAATCCTTCGATTCCAGTAATAGTATAGTTTTGCACTGTGATTGCTGCTATTAAAGCATCCATCTTCGCTTGCGTCATGTTAGTTGAAACTGTTGCTGTTGCAACATGTAATTGTCTTCCGAATGCATTTAGGTCTTCTGTGAAACCATGTACTCTTGTTTGTGCCATTTTATCTCTCCAATATAGTCAGGCTTTCTTGCCCTATACTAATATTTATCAAATTATACCCAAAAAAAATCCCCACAAGTGAGGATTTTTAAACAATAATTGTTTGGATATTAACCGAATGTTGCGATTAATGTAGCGCCAGTAATACTAGGTGTTGCCGCTGCGCCTTGTAAAGCGATGTGACTTCCACTTACTATACCTTCTACTGCTACAACTATGAAGCCTTCTGCTTGTGCTTCAGCAACTGCTGCTGCAACTGTTACTGCTGTAACGTCATCTACTTCTAAGATGTGAGTTGTACCTACGAATCCGTTTGCTGCTCTTACTGCTGCGTTTGGGTTTGCTTGTGCCATTTTAATTCTCCTAAATATAATGTAGAGTTAATTCTTACTCTATGTAGTTATTTATCATTTTATCGGTAAAAAAAGATATAAAAACTGTCTTTTATGATTTTTTAACTCTAAAAGTATCAGAATTTTTAAAGTTAGACCTTGCTTTTGCCAATCCACTACCGATTGCTTTTCTTAAACTTGATCGATCGGTGCCGGCAAGAGGATTAAATTTTGAATTTTTAAAAGAGCCATCACCTTTATAAGCATTTTTATTGCCTATTTGTCCACCTACAGTTCCTGTTGGCGTTGGCGTAGCATCCGGCTTTTCCATGCCCTTTGCAATTTTCTGCTGTAAGGTATCTTCCGGCTCTTTTACTTTATCGGCCGTTGCAACTGCTTTGGCCTGATCTTTTGTCATGCCACTGTATTTTACTTGAAAGTCTGGATATCTTTGTTTGACAGCACCCTTTATTGACATGCCAGCTGTCCACAAAGGTCTTTTGTAATAGCCTACTGCTAGTGCAACAACACTTGCTCTGTCTAACATTATAAATTGAGGCAGTTTCGGATTGCCGTATTCGTCATCAAATTCCTGTCCTAATTCCTGTCTTAGCTCAGCATCGTTATTTTCTAGTATAATAATTTCGTCTATTCTCATGCTTGTATTTATCTACTTAAACATAGCACAAGACATATTGTCGTCATGGCCGGTCTCAAACACTGCTAATTCTTTGTTTGTCCTTTGCTGGAATGCATCTACCGCAGCCATTACCCCTGGGAATATAGGCGTATAATCATCTACTAATATAATTTCTGCTTTTGTCATTATTCTTAATGCATTACGAGTATGCCTATAAGTATGAGAAGCATCAAGAAATAACACTGTTGGTGTCTCCCAATACCTCTTGAAAAAATCACATCTAGTAAATGATATGTTGTCCCATGCGTCTACTACCTGGCTAATATACTCTAGTTGTTGTTCGCTAGTGTATGATATTCCGTCTATATTAAAGCCATGACATTGGTCAATAGTATGTATAGTATAATCTCTGCCTGTTTCATTGAACTTTTCAGCAAAGGTAGCTGCTGACAAACCACATCCTGTGCCAACTTCTAGTAACGTGCCAGACATAGGCAATTGATCAATAATTTCGTCCCATGGGTAATTTTTATTAGAGAACCCTGGAATAGTATCGCTGAGTTCGATTGACATTATACTTATTTCTTCTTTCTACCAGCTGCCCAATAGCCTGCAATTGCACCTATACCTGTGCCTGCTTTTTTAAGTGTACCAGGTTTATTTTTAGCAAGTTTTGTTAGTTTCTTAGCGGCATATCTTCCTGCAACTGCACCAAGTGCTGCTCCACCAACTTTTTTTGCAAAACTAGTTCTAGGTACATCATATGCTGGCTCTGACGTAAATGATCTATACTTGACCATAGATGTCATTGGAGCTAAAAGTTCACTGCCTCTTCCTAAGTAACGCATTGTTTGTAATAGTTTAGTCACTACTAACTGTCTACTTGAAAATTTTAAGTTACCCCAGTCGGTAATATATCTACGGTATTGTTTAAATTTAGAATCTGTAACCTTAAGTTGTGACTCTAGTCTAAAGAAGTAACCTACTGCTTCATTTTTTCTATCTGAACCATTTGCTATCTTCTTCATAAACATAAAGTGCTTACGACTATCAAAGTTTAATCCCTTAAGGAAAGAAACACTAGACATTCTGTTCTTTAATTGTATTTTATCATTCTTAGGTTGATTTATCATATATGCTAATAGATATAAATCAGTTGCACTTGTTCTAAAAGTATTGTAGCCACCGTACTGGGTAGTTTGCTTTGCATAGTTACTTGCATATCCATGCTGTATATCATCTTGTACCATTAAATAAAGTGCAATAGTATTGAGATACAGTAAGTCAGCAACGTTTCTGCCAGTGAGTTGACCCATGTTACCAGAAGATCTATACAATCTACTTTCTGATATTTCTTGATCTATAAATTCTAATTCCATTATCCTGTTGGCTTCCCTGTTCCAAAGTTTAATCTACTGAATTCCATTCTGTCAACTAGTTTGAGAGCATTACCAATTCGGTCAATAGCAACAAAGCCTTCACCACTTGTGGCTTTAAATCCTTCACCATCTGCGGCAAACGTTTGTGTACTTTGTAATTTTCCTAACTTTGCTATGATTACAAGTTTTGCTTTAATAAGCATCAAGTATAAATCATACACTGCTGTAATTTCAGCAGCATGTTGTTTAATGAATGCTACAGTCTTAACCATACTATCTGTTTTAGCATCTTTAGTTTTTTGCATTTTAACTTTATCAATTTCTTTTGTAGACCTGTCGATCCATTTTACAACAAATTCTTTTGCTAAACTTTCAGGGGAGCCAAAGTCTCCTGCTCTAATCTTATTGTTTACTGTGGCTTTTAGTTGTTGTAAGAAATCTTTACCTACTAAGTCGTTGCCTTTCTCTAACCAATTAAACACATCTTTACTAATTTGCTTAGTGTAAGTGTCGGCGGCTTTGATAGTTGCTAATACTTCTGCTGATTCTTCAGCAGTCATTGTTACTGTACCTGATACATCTTTGATGTTTGCATCAGTTTGCCAAACACTAGATGTACTACCTAATCTAGTTGAATCAAATCCAAATGATGCTGTTGTATCTGCTAGTGTTGGTCCGCCTGCATACTCTGTATGCCACACTATACCTAGATCAGCACTTAGCATTTGCTGTGCTAGTTCACTGTCCTTTGGTAAAGCATAAGCAAGAGTATTAGGCTTAAAATATATTAAGGCTTCTCCATCATGATTCATTTCTTTGATGTCGCCTTTTTGAAACATCATGTCGCCTTGTGCAACTGTGTCCCAATTCAATTTGCTTAAATGTTTTAAACAATTTTTTAATTTGATTCGTAAACCACTGCCGTCTTTGTCACCTTTGTCTGCGTGATAGTTGTCAATGTCTTGGTCAGTAAAGTTTAGTTTTGCTTTTCCGGCAAACACACCTTTAGTACCTACAAAGAATTTGCCAGTTGCTGGATCTTTACCTGCTACGATTGCTGGTGAGCCGTCCCACTTCACAGTCATATCAAAGGCACCCTTTGCTGAGCCTTCTAACATTTGATGTAAACTGTATAAGTAATCTACTGCTTCTTTGGCTCCTTGATATCCTTTGTTAAAGATATTATCTTCAAGGTGTTCCATGTGAGTATTCTTGCCGTCTGCTTCCAGTAACAAGCTCTCATTGATTACTCTAGTAACTAGAGGTTTAGATATCTCTATAAAACGCATTTATATGCCTGCTAAACTTTTCATTTCTTGTAAAGACACAGATTCTTCTAATACATTTAGTTCTTTTAATGGAAACAACATTACATTACTTTCCGTTACAGAAGCTCTATATCCTAAATCTTCCCAACTAAGGTTTGCATATTCAAGTATCTTACACAAATGCTCATATGCTTCTGTTCTCATACCTCTTGCTATTTTAACAAGATGCGTGTATAATTCTTTATTGTTTTTCATGAATTCTGGATTTCTTTTTAACACTGGTGCAACTGCACTTGCATATTGCGAAATCTCTTTAGGATCTCCGCCTGCTTTTAACTTAGTTGATAAAAGTTCGACCATGCCTTTTGCGGATTCAACATCTCCTGTTGATATAACTTTTTGTTGGTAAGCACCTAACTGCCTATGAGATTGTGGACTTAGTGACTTAACATCTGGCTGTTGTTGAGCATCTGCACTTGCCGCTGGTTGTTCACCTGCTTGTGGCTGTGCTGGCTGTGCCGGTTGTCCTGGCTGTGCTGGTTGCTCTGGTGTTCCTGGTTCCTCTGGAGTTCCTGGTTCTGCTTGCTTACCACCTCCTGACTTACCAAACATTCCGCCAATTGCTGCTCCAGCCATACCTGCTAATTTTTTTCCAGTACTTGCATTAGGATCTGATCGTGTTGCTTGAGCTAAACCTGGTGTTTTGCCGCTTATATAATCTTTTGCTCTACCTATAATGCCTTTCTTTAATGGTGTACCGTCACCGTTTCTGCCATACTGTTTCATTAACTCTTGTTGCATTGCACCTGATGCAGGTCTACCCATTTCATCTTTCCAACCTGTGCCGTCAAATGTAAATTTAATTTTATTAACTGTGGCTGTCTTTCCTGCTTTCAATTCTGGTAAGTTTGAATCGTCTGCTGGCTCTTCTTCTCCGTCTGCTGGTGCTGGTGTTGCTCCACCTTTTGCTTGTTGAACACCTTGTTGTATAGCACCCTGTCCACCTGCAGAACCGCCTGCAGCACCGCTTGTAGTGCCCTGTGCGCCTGTTTGTGGTTCACCTGGGGTACTTGCACCCTGAGGAGCAATTGGTGCGCCTGTAGCGTCATCTTTTCCGTCTTGGTTAGCATCTGCTTGTGGTTGTTCTTGCCCTGCTTGTGGTTGTTCACCACCTGCTTGTGGTTGTTCTTCTGGTTCTGGCTTTGCTGTAGGTGCAGTTGGTGCTGGTAACTCAGGTCCTGCTGTTGCAATATCCTCTGGTTCCATACCACCCTGTGCTAATATGTTTGCAATTGATTGAGAATCTGTTGGCTTCTTAGCCTTGTTCCATAATGCTGTAAGTTTTTTAACAGTAATGCTATTACCTAACTCTTTGCCTGTTTCTTTTGCTTTGCCTACTAATGCTCCACCTACTTTCTTAGCGGCTCCACCAACTACTGCGGCTGCTTTTGCAGCTCCACGTTTAATGTCTGCCATTCCAATTTCATTTACTAGTTGTTGTTCTGCTTCATTTAGTGGTATGCCGGATAAGTGCTTAGTGTAAAGTAAATTGTAATCAATACTTTCTGCTTTAGGATTTTGTTCTGCTTCTGGTTCTGCTTTCTTTCCAGGTATTGTTGCGGCTGTTGCAGCACCTTGGCCTAATGCTGATGCTATGTCAGTAATTTTTGCCATCTTAGCAACATCTTTTGCAGCGTCACCTGTTAAGGCTGATATTTCTGCTTGTAGTCCAGGATCTTCTAACGCTGCCTGACCTGCGTCGAAGATAGCATTAGATGCTTTTATACCTGCGTCTTTGATTTGCATTAGCATTGATTGATCAGTAGTTGCTTTAATTTGTTCAATATAGTTATATGCTTTTGCTGTTTGCTGTACTGCTTCATCACCAAATGAATTAAACTGCGATGCTGCATCTTTTAATGCATTGTATTGTTCATACTGATCCATGGTCATTATAACATTGCCACTAAAATAATTTCCTGTAGTACCTGTAGTCGATACAGACAAGTCTACTGAACCGTCTGGGAATGTTTGATTCCATAATTCTTTCGCTGGGCCGCCTTGTGCTATAGCTTCTCTAGTGTACTCATCTACTGTTGCATCCTGCAATGATTGAGTAGCAGTCGCTAAATCTGATTCGACACCACTAGAGAACATATCTGTTAGTTCGCTACCTAGGAATTGAAATGCTTTACCTGCTAAGAAACCAGCAACTGCTGTCTTAGCACCTTTGCCTACTGCTGTTGAAAGTTTATCACCTGCTAGTAAATCATTACCTAACCTTAAAACAAAACCTGCTGCGGCACCGCCTGCTGGGCCAGCACCAAATGCTGCTGCTGTTGTTAGTAGTGCTATTAAGAATTTTGTTTTACCTGGATTGTCCTTGGCTGCTTCTGCCATCTTAGCAATAGCTTTGTTAACTTTAGAATCTTTGCCACCTAGTTTAGTGTTTAAATCTAGTTTTGCTTTTTCAAATGCTGCATCTAATCCTTTAACCGGTGCAGTATCTTGTATCATTGCTCCAAGTTCATTAACTTTAGCATTGATCTTTTTCATTACATCGGCAGCTACTTTGACGCCACCGACAACTGCTTTACCTGCGTCTTGTGCCGCAAGTCCTGCTTGTCCTAATTTTGTTTTGTACTTACCAGAGTCAACTGCAACTTTTTCTGCATTGCCGAAGATTGATGTAATCTGATCTGCTGTGAGTTCAGCTTCTGCTAAACTTTGATATTCTTCTAGTAAAGGCCAAAGTTCTTTTTCCCATCTATTAACGTAGGCTTTAGTATCTTCGTCTAGTTGTTGCCAAACCCCTTCAGTTAAAATCTGATGACTTTTGCTTTCGTATAGGTTTAACTTGGTGTTAAGTGAATCACGTAATATCATTCGTATCTTCCCGTTGGCTCTCTTTAATTACTTTTTTAATGCCTCGGGCGAATTTGGAAGAATCTTTAGCTCTAATGCTATTGATTATACGATTAGTTAAATCTTTTGCCTGCGCCTCACTGTAATTTAATTCAATTCTTTCAATTAAATGTATTACACTTTCAATAAGGTGTTCGCCGCGGTTCTCAACCACATGATTTCTATCTCTGTCGACAGAAATAAGATTTAATTCTTCTATTATGCTACGAGTCTTTCGCACATTACGCTCCTGTTAATAGGCTTAACACTATTTATCAATTAGAAGTCGTCATTCTTGCGTAAAAAGTCGACCATGTTTAATGCTTGTCCTACAGTGTCTTGTGCTTCTGGCTCTTCTGCTTTAATGCTACTGTTTCTCTTTAATTGATCGACTAAACTGTTAGTACTCATTGTTAGTGAATCTTCATCACCCTCTTCTAAATCTTCAATTCTTAATGTATCTGTATCAAACTTTAGATCAACTTTACTACCAACACCTGCACTACTACGAGTTTTCATAAATTGTATTTGATATCTGCCTCGTTCTCGCATAGCATTACTTGAAAATATACCAATAACGTTATCTGCTGTATTCACTTTACTAATACCGCCAGCAATATGGCTGTGATCATATTCTACTTCTTCTACAGCACTTCTTCCTAACTGCGATGCTGTTGCCATTAGTATATCACGCTCTACTGCTAAGTTACGCAACTCTTCTGAAATGTATTTGTCTTTAACAAACAAGTTTTCTGCTGATATTTTAGCACTAATGGGCATCATTAAGTCCAAGTAATCTACTAACAAGCAATCTACTTTTTCTCCACACTCAATTTCATACTCTCGTAAAAATACTCTAATGTCATTTGTGTTAATACCACTAGGCATTTGCTTAACACGAAGTTTGCCAGCACCTTTTGCTTTCATTCTCACACGAAGATCAACATCATCGATGTTTTTCATAACGTCTCTAGTACCGTAACCACTTACCATTGCGTCTAAACGCATACTAATAAGTTGTTCACTAAGCTCTAGACTAATGTAAACACAATTAAGTCCTGCTAGTACCCAATTAACTGCTAAGTTTTGCAAGAACAAACTCTTTCCGCCGCCACTTGGGGCAGCAAATATATTAATCTCGCCTCTATTCATGCCACCATATAACTTTTGATCGACTCCTTTCCATCCACTACTAGTTGCACCTGCTTGTTGCTTGATCCACTCTAGTCTTTCTTTGGGATTTTCAAAGTAATCTAATCCTAAATCTTTCACAAGACCTGTTTGTACTGCTTTTTTAATTTTTTCTTCTACTGTGCCATAGTCTTGATTCTCTAACAAGTCTGTGCTTTCAATAATTGCTGCTTCAAGTGCTTTATGTCTACAGAATGTTTCAAACTCACGCAAGAACCAATTGTGATGATCTGGTGTTATATTTTCAATAGGTAATAAATCAATTCCTCCCACTGCTTGTATTTGCTCTAGAGTAGGAATAGAATTAAATTCAGTGCTGTGATTTTGTAATAATTCAACTGAAGGGCGAAACTTTCTATTAAAGAATTCAGGTTCAACAATGTTCTGACATCTTGAGAACAATGAAGGATCACTGATCAAGAACCTCAAAAACATTTCCTGTACATCTTCGTTGTAATCTTTTATATCCATTATAGCATTCTCATCTTTACTTGTGATTTAATCTTATTATCGGTTGCATATTTAATTATACTTGCAACTGTTAAAAGTCTGCCATATCTGGCGACTGCATCTGCGGCATCTTTAACATCAACATGCCAAGGTGGGAAACTTATTTCCCAATCTAATTCAAGTGCCTGTTCAATTAGTTCTTTACCTGCACTATCTCTGTCAGGACATACTATAACACGTTTACCTAGTCTGTCAATCAAGTGTGCTTGTTCAGGTGTTATAGTATTACCCAGTATGCTAACACCATCTACTAGTATTGCATCAAATACACCTTCTGTTACAATAACTATTTCTCGTTCACTGTCAGCAAATGCATCTACATTAAACACATAGCCTGGTTGTAGTTTGTGCAAGTACTTCGGTGTTTGCTTATCAGGTGGTGCAATATGTCTTCCTGTCCATCCTACAATCTCACTGTTGTATGTAAAAGGCACAATAACTCTTTTCTTGTTTGCTATATCATTAAAATGTAGCAAAGGATATATGCCTAACAAGCCACGTTGTCTAGCATACTCTTTTAGTGCGTTACCATCTTCCAAACTATCAATAGTTTGCACACCTTCTGGTAATTCCACTGTGTCAAATTTGCTTAAATTGTAAACATAGTTAGTACCCTCAGACTCTTGCAAGTCATCACTGAATTTTAACATCTCTACTTGTACAGCATGTACGTCAGCAGTAGTGGCTCCTAGTCTCATAGCTAAGTCTTTATACTTCTTACCCATGTAAGGATTAGGAGACCAACCTGTTTTGTGTCCACAGTTAAAACAATTAAAGCTAATCTTAGCACCATTAGAAATAACACCTGCACGTTTACGATTGTCACTGCATACAGGACAATCAAATGTAACCCAGCCACTAGGTGTCTTGTTACTACGCACAGGAATATTATCTACTAATAATCTATGTACTTGTTCGACTACAGAATCCACACTCATAGGCATATTATAGCAGAGTTAAATGTCAAAGTCAAATGTTTTTTAGTTTCTTACGTGAATATTGGAAATAGTGCTATCAGCATCAGCAGGATAACTTATTACTCGCACCCAATTACAATTAACTGCAAAAGTTTTATGCAATATATCCGATGTTCCTGCGATAGCAACATTACTAACTACATCAAACCAGTCAGCATGTCTATCGTCGCCTTGTGGAGTTGTTTGCATACAACTTGCTTGTATTTTAATATTACCTGTGTAAGTTGAATGATATATTGCAACACTGTGTTGAGCATTTTTAAAGTTGCTATCCAAGTTACCAAGGAATGCACTTGAAACAAATACATTGTTACTTGGTTCGGTCATTGTTACGTTAAACTGTGTAGGGATAGGATCCAAAACTGCCTGCTCAGATATTTCAATGTCTAATGCAACGTCATTGTTCTGGTTTGAATACACTGGGAGGTCTGTGCCTTCTGCATTAGTTCTAGTTACATATAGTCTGTATAATCCTGCGTTAATATCTTGTAAGTCGCCTTCTGTTAAATGCAATTTCACCATTCCTGCATCACTAGTTACTTCAATTCTTTTAGATAGTAAACGTTTACGAGTTGCTGGGTTCACAATGTATGCAACAACCTCATCTGTAAATACAGGTTGTAGTTTTCTATCACGGTTTCTAATATTAAAGTTAATTGTATTAGATAATCCTTTGTGTGCTATTATTGATTTATTGTTCATTGGTTTGTTATCCACATATAAGTTGTCGGCGGTAATTACGAGATCAATTGAATCTTCGTATAAAAACAGTCTGTTATTGGCAGGATTCATATAATATATACCTTTCTATTACAGTATTTATCTATCTGTTAGGTAAATATCGTTATGCAAGAAATCGACCAAGAACAATTTCCTTTTTTAACCGGAATAACTTACGCAAACTCTGAGTATTATGGGATAGTTGTTAACTACGATAACACCATTCTAACTATGTATGATCTGTCAAAGATGCCAGACAAAGAAACTAGAAGTTTGTTTGTTACCTTAGGGGAGACATGGTGGTGGGAATCTAATCGCATATTACCAATTGATGTATTCTTACATCATGAGATGAAACCTTTTCAAAAGTATCTAACCACAATGGTTATGAAAGATGTAGACCATATGTTTGGACCAATGACTACTTTACAAAATATGTTAAAGAAACGTATTAAACGTAGAGGGATTCAATTGCAAAACGTAAAACGCTTAGACTAGATTTCGCAAAGCCTATTTAGTTGTACTACAATTGCTGTAGCAAATGCAATAGCATGAGCTTTCTTAAAGTAGTACTCACCTGTTTCAGGTTTTATCCAAACAGTCTTTTCTATCTCATCAAAACTCTTACCTAATAGATGTTTCTTGCCTGGTCTTATAATAGCAAGTATCATTGCTAGTTGCTCGATGCTTGTAGGCTTGTAGTCTTGTAGCACATTTAGATAGTTGCTTACATGATATAACTTTGATACTACTTCTCTGTGTTCTAACAACTCCCATACTGGTGTCATTGCAAGTAGTTTATTAAGATGTGCTTCGTCTACAATATCGGAATACACACTGTTATTAAGAAAGTCTACTTTGAACCAACCTTCTTGTTCTGCTTGTTTGTGATCTATTGTGCTGTAACCTTCTAATGGAAACTTAGGAATGTTTTGAAAGTAGACACCAGTATTGTGTTTGGTAAACTTACCATCCTTTTCAATACTTGCAGGTGTATGCTTGATAAGGTCGAGAAAGTCTTCTCTATTTGCCATATCAATATCTACATCAAAATTAATCTTCACTGTACAACATACTCCATTTCATTAGTTTTTCTTTTTTAACTTTTATTCTATCTGCTATTTGTTTATCACTTACGAGGCCGCCATCACGCAAAATTTCGATCATACACATAACATCGCCTATCTCTTCTTGTAGTTGTGTGTAGTCACTATCCTCTCCAAAACGCAACATCTTACTACATGCTTGTACTAGCTCTCCACATTCTTCCATTGTGATTACTAACATTTCTTCTTTCTTTTTCATATTATTCTCCGTACCAAATGCTTATTTGTCCTGACTTGTTTTCAAACACCGATAAGTCTCCACCTTGTACATGTTCTGGTAAGTTAGGTATATAGCTTCCGGCGTGGTATTGAATTAAATCTACTATACCATCACTATTCAAGTCACCTAGGAAACTTTCTTCTGTAGCAACAATACACCCATCCTCGTTGCAAAAATCTTGCTGTGGCAAGGTTGGCAATTGTCCACGTTGATGATATACTAAGTTACCTTCTTTGTCATTGATATAAATTTGAGGTTCACCTTCTTGTGCCCAACCGCCTGAGGACCAGTAGTCCATATATCCGTCACCATTTAAATCTATAGTTTGCTTATGCACACCACCACCGTTAATATACTTTTCAGGGAATGGATTATCTAGCATTACAAGACTGTTACCTTGTAACTCAAATAATACTCTAACTGTTCCGCCCTCGAATTGTGTGTTGCAGTCATACTCTTTGTCTGCATCATACTGCTCACCATCCGGTAAACGATTCATAGCTGCAAATGCAAGTAGTAATGGATCACTGTCAGGCGTTGGCCACCAAAGTTCGAAATGGTCCCAGGACAGTCCGCCGAAGTAATGTACTCCATCAATTTCTGTAATCTCTTTACGTCCGCACCATTGGTCTATTTCTGGGTCACCCCATTCAATGCAACCTAATTCATCGCAAGTATCGTATACAAGTGTTTCTGTTACTTGTCCTTGTGTTATGTCGTATATTGAAAATCCTTGACCAACTGCACCAATAGCATGAGTTGATGTTACAGATTTAACTTCACCAAACGTCCTATGGTCGTTAATATCAAAAGTTAAAAGATATGCATGTTGAGACATTTTGTGTTTATCAGTATCGTTGTTGTACTCGTCACTTACATCAAACCAATCTTGTCCACTGTTACGATATGCTAGTGGCATATTTTCATTTCTATAATCATTATCCCAATAGCCAAATAGCAAGTCCCACTCGTAGTTCATGTTAGGTAATGCCGCAACGCCTTGTGCCCATAGTGGCTCACCAATGTCTACTAAGTTGTATGTATTATTATAGTCTGCTGTAAAAACACCTTGCTGAGAGAAATGATTGGTCCAATCTTCACTTCGTTTACGTTGGTGATCATCACGTGAAACCATATATGTAATATGTGGTAATCCAATACCACTTGTTGTATCTTCTAGCATTGTAAAGAAGCCTGCGACTCCGCCTTTCTCTCCACCAAGTTGTACGTGGTTACTGCCAAATGTGTCTATGTTGTTTACTTCATATGACCCTCTACCATCGCTAATCAATGCTAACATTGTGTTAGGTGTTGGATCATCATGTACTACATCAATACCCTGATTAGGATGATCTAAATGTCCACACATCACAAACATTAATATATCTGTGTGATTGTCGTTATTAAGATCTACTATCATAGTATGTTGTATTCTAGACAGTGTACAAGTAGGTATTTCTAGGTTACTTACAGCATCATAGATAGTTGCATCTGGTGCACTATTGTACCTTACATCAAACGTCGGCGATGCTGGTGGTGTAGTAGTTGCTGGGGGTGGTGATTCTACAGGCAGAATGACTTCAGCGGAAGAGCCTCCTCCGCCTCCACAACCTATTAAAAATAGTGTACAAAGTAATGATGTTAAATAATTCATGTGCATAATAGTCCTACCTATATGTTAATACAGTAGTTATTATACAGTGGATTTGCATCAAAGTCAAGTAAAAAACTGACTTAGAAACAGTGACTTATATGTCCGTACCCTTAAATTCTTCTGCCATAGGGAATATCTTAACAATAGCGTCTGCTACTGCCCATGCTAACTCCATATGCTCTAACTGTGTGCCGTTAGCACCACGTAATTCAATATAATGAATCCAACTACGCAACGTACCGTTTACATATAAACGACTTAGTGTGTTACCTTCTGGTAGTACTGCTCTGGCTTGCTCTTTTGCAATACCTTTGTTAATAGCCCAATTATAAAGTTCTTCTGTAGCTCGAATATGTTTCACCTGTTTCATATTCCACTCTTCGCGAATACGTCTTTGGTCTTCATCTAGCATATTAATTGCAATACTGTTTTGACGATTCTTAGTATCTTGCAGTCGTGCTTCACGTGGGACCATTTCTAGTTCTTTAACAGGATCAGCATAACGTTGACTAAACTCTTGGAAACTAAAACTTCTATGACGTAACAGTTGTCGTGCTATGTCTCTGGTTGTTTCTACTTCCATGCAAACACTTACCATTTCAAGTGGCGACCAGTGTTTGTGTTTCATTAGATACTTCACAAGTTTTTCGTTTGTTACTGTGTTGTTTTGATTTTCTGGATTACTTACTCTTGCACAATAAGCGACCAAATCTAACAGATCCTGCGGTACTTCGGAATTCTGAGTTCCTACTGTAGGGGTCTGACTGTAACTAATTATTTTTGCTTTCATTTCATTCCTTCGATTAAATTCCTGCCGCTCGGCAAGTTTGTTGTATCTCTTTTACTTCTTCTCTATTTTTCTTAAACAGTTGCATCCAAAAAGGTGCATCAATTATATGTTCAATCATTGTTACTTGCTCGTCATTAAATCTAGTTAGCAATTGGTCGCCCGTGTTAGACAAGTATAATAACCATGGTGATATCTTTGCACTTCGAATATCATACACTGCTCTATTAGGACTTACTTCTGTAAAGTATGTTTGCCATACTAAATTATTTTCATCTGCCCATTTAGAGAGATACATTATGTTTCTTTCTAATGCCCTCATACCACTTTCTTTCTTTACATACTCTAACAAGTATTCATCATACAGAGCATCACTTGCCCAGTCCTTTAACTTTTTGCTATTCTTAATTAACCATTCGGCAAACTTTTCTGGTTCTAAATATTCATTGCGTACACAACTCCGACCAAACTTAACAAAGCCTTCATAGTATTGACTGTTAATAAAATCATCCATGCTTTTAGCTTTACTTGCACTGGTATTCATTTCATAAAACATTTGATATACTCGATAGCCGAGCCTTACGTGAGTTATGTCTTTGTCTGCGTTTCGACGTTTTTTAACACACATATGGACACTTAGAGTTCGTTCACTCTTAAAGTTTTTACCACACCATCGACAAGTATTATTTTCCGAAGATGTCTTTAATTGTTTTGTCGTCGTATCCATGGGACCTTGCATATTCTTTTAGTTCGTCTTTAGAGTTTAGTTCTTGTAGTAACGTAACCTCTTCGCTTTTCATGTGAGGATGTATACTGTATAGGAACTCGCTCACTTTATCTTTTTTCTTCTTAGCATTTGGTGGTTTCAAATAAGGATGAAACTGTATCTTACCTACACCACATGCACTAAGTAATAACCATTGCAGTTCTGGGTGTTTACTGACTTCGCTGTAATCTCTATTTACTAGCTCGTTAGTCATGTAAATATAATGTGCGGCATCCTTGCCTTGTACACTACTTGCATAACGCATCATCATCCATGAGCTAAATGCTTTCTTTTGTTCAGACGTTAACCTATTATAATATCCTCTGTCACGTTTGTCAAGTGCGGCCATAATATCCTTTAGCGGTATTGCTGGTGCCTTCTTAGCCATCTGTGTGTTCCTTGTATATTTTTATGTAGTGTTCTTCGCCTTTAGCAACATTCTCTAACCATGTAGTATCTGCAGAATCATCTGCACTGTCGCTAACATACTTATAACATTTGAAGTTAACCTTCCTGTTATTACAGGCTTTTGCAATTGCAAATGCTTCCATGTCTACGACATGAGCTGGGTACTCTAAGTTAGGATCAGTAACAAAGTTGTCGCCTGTGCTACAAGTATATCCAACTCCAAATGAAATTGTGATAGGGTCTTTTGGTAAAAATAATTCAATTGCTTCAGGGCATTTTCCTTTATCACGTTCAACAAAGTTTACCATTTCATTGCAACCGTTATCTAACTTAATGCCGCCTGCTGTACCAAAATTCCATACAGTTTGTGGATTATGTTTTTCAATAAGTCTTGCCGCTGTTAGTGCCGCATTAATTTTACCAACACCTGTAAAGAAAACATTATCCCATTTAGCCATTGTAGGTGCTTCACTTTCTAGTGCAATTAATATTAAATCTTTCATTCGTTTACTTCCAAGACGCTAAATGTTTCCACTCCGCAATAGTCTGTTAGTTTAGCAGTTCCTTGCAAGAAAGTCAAGTCTATTATACAGGCATAATTTATATCATATCCACCTGCTTGTTTAATTAAGTCTACTATAGCATTAGCAGTTCCACCTGTGGCACTTACATCGTCTATGATGCAAATTCTATCAGTGTATGCAAACTCAACACTGTCTAGCATTTCAAGTGTCTCGCTACCGTACTCTAATGTGTATGAAAACGACTTTACTTTGCCTGGTAATTTACCTGGCTTACGAACAATGTGCAAAGGAATACCTAATGCTAGTGCAACAGGTGCTCCCCATATAAATCCTCTGGCATCTGGTGCAACAATTTGTGTTGTTTTAATACTTCTGCAATACGCAACCATCTTATCCACAGTGTACTTAAACGCTTTAGGATCTTCAAGTATGCTTGATATATCTTTAAACATGACTCCCTCAATTGGGAAGTCAGGTACAGTACGGAGTATTTTATTTAGGTCCATAAAGATCTAGTTGCTCCCATGGTAGATCTGGTTTGCCAAAGTGTCCGTAGTTTGTTGTTTTTGTCAAGTCTAAATTAAATAAATCAAACTTGTCTATAATACCCTTAGGTGTTAAATCAACATGTTGCTTTAGCTCTTCTGCTAAGTCTTCTCTAACTTTGCCGTCTGCATAAACATACACACTAGTTGGTTCAACAACACCGATAGCATAACTTAGTTGTACGGTGCAGTTTTCTGCTTTGCCTGATGCTACAATGTTCTTTGCCAAATAGCGAGCCATATATGCTGCTGATCTGTCGACTTTAGTGCAGTCTTTACCTGAAAAAGCACCGCCGCCATGTGGAGCGTACCCGCCATAAGTATCAACAATAATTTTTCGTCCAGTAAGTCCAGTATCTCCATCCGGTCCTCCAATTACAAATCTGCCTGTAGGATTGATTAAAAACTCTGTGTTTTTTAGATCTACATCGCTTAATTCTTCTGTTATAATTTGTTCAACTCTATCACGCACCATTTGTGTGCTTACATCATCACTGTGTTGAGTACTACATACAATAGTATTAATACCAACTGGCTTTCCAACTGCATCGTATTGCATTGTTACTTGACTTTTACTATCAGGCCCAATCCACTCTTCACCGTTTCGTCTTTCTGCCGCTAGTCTTTTTAGAATCTTATGACTGTAATAAATTGCACTAGGCATTAAGTCTGGTGTTTCGTTACAAGCATAACCAAACATAAGTCCTTGGTCACCTGCACCAAAATCATCTGTGCCTAAAGCAATATCTGCACTTTGACCATGTAGTTTGTTTACAACTGTTAGGTTAGCCCAATGAAATCCTTCTTGTTCATATCCAATATTCTTAACTACTTGCCTAACGATTGAATCAATTGTGTCGTCATCTATTGGAATATCTCTTTTGTATTCGCCTGCTACGATAACGCTATTAGTAGTTACTAGAGTTTCTACTGCCGCTCTGTGATTGATATTACCGTTAATGATTGCATTAGCGATAGTATCTGAAATCAAGTCAGATATTTTATCTGGGTGTCCTTCGCTAACGCTTTCGCTAGTAAATTGATAAGACATATATTCTATCTCCTGTTATTTGTGTACAGTGTATTTACAGTTTATTTTTACTGAGTACACTGTTTACTGGTTACTCTCTATCTTCGTAAAAACCTTCAAATGCTTCCTTTACATTCTCAGTTTCTTCCATGTCGTAAGTGACATATTTTTCTGCCACATCATGCCACTTAGTGTTAACATAACCAACACTTGCATAATATCCTTTACCCATTGAGTCTGAGTAATCAAAGTCAACTTGTAGAGCTTTACGGTCGTACCAATATGTTTCAATAAACTCGCCCATATCACATTCAAGTTGTCCTGTTTGAAGTAACTCTGGGTCAAAATCTTCGCCATTAGTTTCAACATACACTTCACCAAATGCACCTTTTTCTGAACTTAAGAAAAACAATGTTGGTTTATAGTCAGCTTTAACTGCATCTTCGTCCATGCTACTGCTATAACATTCTCTACTGTAAATACATGCTTCGTATGAAAAGTATTCGCCTTCGTCTATTTCTTCAAACATCATTGTACTGTAGTCGTGGTCAACATCTTCCTTCCACTGTATTAAACCATCTTCGTAAATAGCATCCTCATGTAATGTAATTTCATTAACAAGGAAATCACTATCTGCAAATGGACCATTTGCATGTTCTAGGTCATCGTTTTCATTCCAACAGTAAAAGTCCTCACCTGGTACTGGAGAGTCTGGATCCATCATATCTTCGTCTTCCCACTCAATGCCTTGTAAATGTTCAATAAGATCGCTATCGCCATCTTCTTTAACTTTTGGCATCCAGTAGTCAACAAACTCTTTGCTAACTTCGCCAGCTGCTACCTCACCGCCATAACGACCGGTGTTAATTCTAAAATATCTTTTACTCATAATAGTTCTCCAAAATCTATATCTTTAATTTTGTTTGCTTCTTTAACAAACATTGCACATTTAGGTTCCTCTTTATCTTCCAGAGGAATTACCAATATATGTCCGTTTTTAAGTCTTGGGAAATACCATTTGACATCTTGGTATACGTTGGTAATCTGTATTTCTTCAGTGTCCGGAATGCCGTTACGCATTGGATTAAACACTGGTGTAACAAAGCCTCTATTGTTTAGACTTGCTAGTGGGATAACTTCTAAACTACCAAATGATTCATCAGTAGTTAAGATGCTCCAATCCATAGGCATCTGTAATTGAAACTCGCCTATTTGTAAACATATTGCTGGAGCATGAAAGCTCTCTAAAAAGATAAGGGGTAAGAAAAAGTAGTCTTTGTATTCAGGGTCACTGGTATCAAAAACGCAATAACGCAAATCATCAATTTCATCCGGTACTGTATCTAATTCGTAAACTTTATTCTCAACTGTTAATATTTTCATTTGTATTCTACCTTGGTTACATTGTACCTAAATTTTTGTTCTGCGTAAAACTGCTTTCTTTTTGTTAAGTGTCTCTTACTATACTTTAGATTACTCGTTAAGTCAATCACTTTCAGATAATCTTTATCTTCTGCTTTACGAATTCCTCTTCCGATGCTTTGTATTACCCTTACAAAACTTTTACCTGGCTCTAAAAGAACTAAGTTAAAAATTCTGGGTATGTTAATACCTACCGATGCTACACCATATGTAGCAACAATTACCTTGTTATCCATTTCTGAAACTTCTGCATATTCTTCTTGTCTGTCAGTGGTCTTCATCTTACCACTAACAAATGCCCAGTCCTCATTTCTTTCTGCTAACATTTCACCTGTTGCAATACGGTCAATCAATACTAGTGTATTGCCGTTTACTGCAAGTCCGTTAATGATAGAACTAATTTGATCTATGCGTTGTGGGTCTGTTACAAGCCATTTTAGTTCTTGTGCATATCCTTGGAAGCCTAATGTGCCGTCTTGTAATTGAAATATATCTATGTCTAGGTCTGCTAGTACACCCATGTCTTGTAATTCTTTACTGCTTAGTTCGCTTACAACAGGTCCTAGACAGCATGTACATGCTACTGCTTCGTGTTCGTCTTTGGGTATAGTTCCTGTTAGTCCCCAACGTACAGGTACGTTAGAGAACACACTGCTTAGAAGGTCTCTAAGTACGTCTGCTTTTGCTTTGTGTACTTCGTCTACCATTACACATACTACACCATCTAAGAACTGTTCAATGTCAATAGGTGCTTCACCTTTCTTTGACTTCTTAGATAGCATGGATAAACTTTGCCAAGTACAAATAGTATGGGTCTTAGTATACTCTTTTCTATCTCCAAACAGTACACCGCAGTCTAACCCTAAATTCTTGTAATCTCTTTCTGTCTGCACTACCAAGTCTTTGTTTGGTACGATTACGATTGTGCGTCCATACTTCTCACACTTGTGACTTAGTACGGCTGTAATAAGTGTCTTACCTGCTCCTGTTGCTACTTGTTGTAAGCATTGTGGATTCTGTAAGAACTTATTAATAACTGTTACTTGATAATCACGCAATATAACTGGCATGCCTTCTGCTGGATGTCCTTTAGGCCATGCTGTCTGGTCGTAATCAGTTTCGGTTACATTATCAAATGATAATTGAATAGGTTGCCTTTGATCGTCTACTACTACTTCATAACCAGCTTCGGTTACTAGTGGCAATAAACGATCAAGCAAATTTAGATACGTTCTTCCGCCGACATCACAGAATCTTACACAGCCATCCCAACGGCCTAACTTGTAGGCTGGCATATGAAATGCATAGGGTAAAAAATACTTGGCTGCTTCTGAGATCTTTCTGCGAGTCTTTACGTCAAGTCCTACGAACTTAACGTTTACTTCATCTCTTATTTCTAAAGTTACTTTAGGCATACGCTATTATAGTCTACTTGTAAGTTAATGTCAAGAAGAACTTACGTCCTCCTGCGTCATATCCTGGTAATACTTCGACAACATTATCTAGTACATCCTGTACTGTAAATGCTAATCCAAGTTTATCAGATAGTTGCTTTCTCATTACAAAGTCAATTGACTTAATGTCATCTAACGATGTCCCATCATACGGTCCAGGGTCTCTGTCAAACTGTGCTGTATAACTTAGTTCAGCAGATGTTTCACCGAAACTAGCAAAGTACGAAATTCGACCTTTGTACTTAGGTACCCTAGGTTGATCAGTATCTGTATATCCAGCCATCACACTTAAACTACCATATGGTACAGCATACATATCCATGTATCTAATACCTCTAGTTTCATATTCGCCTGTGTTAACATACTGTCTAGAACTTCCGTCATAGTCAATGTTTTCTTCAAAATCATATGCAAAGTATGAAAGACCTAAGTAACCAATTTCAAAACCTAATCCTTCTTCAGGATCTAAGCCTAGATTTGGTTGCACCCAGGAGTCGCCATATTGTTGATACAGTGTAGGGTTACGATAACTTGTACTAATGTTAGCAAAGAAACCTTTATTGTTATCGAATCCGAGTCTATAAACTCTTGCATCTGCACTTACTCGAGTACCAAACTGCAACTGGTTGTTATATGTAATAACAGCATAGCCACTAACATCATCCTGTGACTCACCAATGTAGTTCTCTTTATCGTATGTAATACCTGAAACAATAGTTGTTACAGGATTAAGATTAAAAGTGTCTCTGGCATCAAAGTAATAACGATCTGCATCGCTCGAGTATGTGCTTACATCTTCGGTAAAGTATTCACTTTCGGTCTTGTTATAGCCAATTGTTATGTGGTCGTTCCTTACACTAATGTCAGTCTTTGTACCGTCTTGTACGCAATCATTCGACTGTGAAAAAGATGCTGTATAACAATTATCATAATCGTATTCATAATCTACATGTGACATTGCCACAGTAAATCCTAATACATCTCTAACTGATTTGATAGTAGTGTTTTTATAATCATCTTCTTCAGTGTTATCGTTACGAACACTTCCGTTACTTACATCAAAACTAGAAATACTAATAGAGTCAAACAATGCTACATTTAGTAACTGATGGTCCTCTCCTAATCTTACTACTCCTTGATTTTCAATAGTGTCGTTGATAAACACTGTTCCGCCTAGGCTACCAGAGCCATAAAGAACACTGTTAGGTCCAGAAACAATGTTAACTGTTTCTAATCCGCTTACAACATCATGTGCAAAGTCATACCAACCGGAGCCGGAATCATTTGCAGGCACACCATTCCTATACACAGTAGTGTGTGTAGTTTGAGTACCACGTTCATTAAAGCCAGCAAAGCCTCCGTATCCACCAGCAGTGAATGACATAGCCGGCATAACAATTTCAATTATTGCCATATCGTCTGATACATCCGTGGTGTCTACTTGACTTACTGATCCAACAACTACAATCTCTTCAATGAGATTAGAGTCTTCTGCTAATACTAAGTTACTTGTTGTTCCAAGTAAAAGAAGCAGTGTTACTAGGTTTTTCATTATATCTCCTTGTTTTATGTTAATGAAAAAGTACACTCCCCAAAATTAGGGAGTGTACCAGGGTGAAGCGCCTAGGCTACTGTGGGAGTATTTTAAAATCCCAAACGCTTCATACAAGTGCTCTCGGCCAATCCTTTCCAGGTGTCCGGAGACATTTGTTTTAAGTCAGCTATTTTAAGTACCATTCTTAATGATATCTCTCTAAGCCTACTTGACTTTTCATGCATAAAGTCTACGACTTCTGCATTGCCTTCTTCGCCAAACTTGTAGTCGTCTAACATACCGTCTCCAACAATCTGATGGATTCTAAGAAAACGATCGTTAACACTATCCATCTCCAAGTCCATGTAGTGACATCTTGACATAAGTGCCGCTAAGTGGTCTTGAATCTTCTTGCTACGAACATTTTCAAAGTTAACGTTAGTAATAAAAATTACACCACCTGAGAACTCAAACCTATCTGGAATGCCTTCTCTTCGTAATGCAACTGATTCTGACTTCCAACTAATTGTACGCTTCTTACCTGAGTCTAGTACTGCCTTCAACATGTTCAAGCATACTTCATCAAACAAGATACTGTCACAGTCATCAAACACAAGGATATCACCTTTTGCTGAATTGTTAAACAGTGTCTGGTACAGACCAATTGGGGTCATTGAACCTTTTACTACTTCTGTTCTCGGTGGACGACCAGCGAGTTTAGTTTCTGCATCATACATATCGATGATACTTTCAACACCAAATGACTTACCAACTCCTGGAGGGCCACTTACTATAAGACCTCTAACAACACCGTTTGCTACAGCATCTGTCATTTGGTCTAGAATAGCAAAACGCTCTCTAATTCTAGTCATTGCCTGCTCGTCAGTTTCTTTAGGCTTAGCCTTAGTCTCTGGTGCAGTTTCAACAAGTTTCTCGCCTTCAGCGTCTGCTAAAGGTTCAACACTTGCTAGTGTTGGTACTACAACACGAATTGAAGTACGCTCTGATCCTAATAATGCTGATGCATCTACAGTCACAAAGTATCCTTTCTTTCCTTGTTGAGTTGGTTTAACCAAAGGAAAGACTCCTTCGATTGGTTGGTTACGGTATACGCCGTTTTCTATCTTTACAAAGTTACTCATATCTAGCCCTCCCACAGGCATTAATTTAAACAATACAGTTATTATACAGTACTAGCCAGCTCATGTCAACCGATTAACCAGCTAAAGAACCCAAAAACTAAAACAAGACCAATAATATTACCTAACGCTTCGTCGCCATCTTCTGCCCTAAATGGCATAGTGATAAGCCTCCACAGTATATATACTGGTATGAGTGCGGCGATAAATGTTAGCATATTGTTGTCCTTGTTTTTGCTTTATGTGTATATTATACAGTTAAAAGTGTGGGAAGTCAAGCGAAAATATCACAAATAAATCAATGACTTACGTCTAGTCTATTACAATATCTTCCATGCCTGCTGTTCGCAGTTTAGTAATATGCCCAATTTGCCATTGCTTAGTATCCAAGCCTTTCATAATGCCTAGATATCTATTACGCAATAAAGCGAATTGGTTACAAAGGTGGGAGAGATCTATAACAGATTGCTCACCGTCAACATACTTTTCAGCATCTCTACTAGTAAGTTGTCTGTTATACGTCTCAAAGAACTTTCTAAATACACTACTACGTTCCTTTCGGAGTGCAATGTTCAAGTGTTCTAGAATTGCTTCAATCTCTTGAAGCTGATTAAAACGGTGTTCAGTGATACCGGGTAAGGAAGCACTAGCTTTTTCTAGGCTTCCTTTGATTCGGCATTCGTACTTGGCACCGTCAAGTTCCTTTTCAAAGTGATCAATAGCGCCAACTATATCACCTAAGTTGGAAGTAACTTTGTTATACCAAGTACTCATTTAATCCCAATCCCCGTCTTCGTCTTCGTCTTCGCCGTCATGTGAACTAATTTCAAAATGAGATACAATAGCGGCTTTCATTAAGCCATCAAACTCATTAATGCTTTCTTCAATTTCGCCAATATCAGCGTTATCGTCGAACACTCTAACTAGTACTTCAGCGGCTTGCAACTTGTCTTTCTTAGGAATAAAGTGTTTTGCACTATCCCATAACTCATGTAAAAAACTAACATCATGATTCATCTGCCATATCCTCCATTTGATCTAGCATATCATTTTCATCGATATCGCCGACGTCTATTGCTTCTGCGTCTGGGTTTGAATCCCATTCGTCAATAACAACTTGAAGTTTCTCACTAGTCCAACCTTTCCTGAACTCTTTGATCTCTTCGCCTGTTACCGGTGATACATAAGATAGTTTGTTACCTACTTTTGCAAGTAGACCTTTAGCTTCTAGCATATCTACTAAACCGCTATACGGGTCCATTCCACTCTCATAAGGGATCTTAATCTGTACACCCTCGAATGGCTTACTGTAACGTGACTTCACAACTTTACATGCGGCACGGATGCCTTGTACAGTTGAAACTTTGTTACCATCTAAGTCTTCCTTGAGTTTAAGTTTACGCATTGCAACTACAATACTTGATGCATAGATAAAGCCCTGACCACCTGAGATTTTATCATCTGGGTCAAACATATCTTGTGATGCATAAGTGTGATTAGTTGCAACAATACCTACTGGGAACGGTGCAATCTGATTAACCATATTACGAACAAGTGCTGTAAGTGCTTTAGGCTTTCTACCCATATCACCTTTCATGTCACCTTTTTCAAACTGATTCACATCAGTTGGTGTTAACAACATACCCAAGCTATCTATAACAAATAGTAGTTTAGGCATTTCTTCGTAAGGAAGATCGCTGTAGTTCGTTTTATAGTCTTTCATAAAGTCACTTAAAGTTTTAGCAACATCATCAATCATGCTAACACCTATCTTGAGAAGTTTCTCAGGAGTGGTATCTACATCTAATGCTTGTAGCCAATCTTCATCTAGTGCGTTTTCTGAATCCATTAGTACTACCTGACAGCCATGATCTTGTGCTGCCTTTGCAATGTTGCCTGAACAGATAAAACTTTTACCTGATCCAGACTCACCTGCAAACACACTAACTTTACCTAATGGGATACCTTTATTAAAGTCTCCACTGATAAGATAATTTAGCGTGAGGTTTCCTGTGCTAATCCAATCCTGCGGGTCATGGAAGCCTGCACTAATTCCACTAATGGATTTAGTAACAGACGTCCTGAACTTTGTTAAGTCAAATGGTCTTTGCATAACAGTCTCCTTAAGAACGATTTCTAATCATGTTTAAAATATCATCTGCACTAGCAGTACTAGCCGGAGCCGCTTCTGCTACAGGTGCTTGTTCTACTACTGGAGCAGGTGTTACCGGAGCTGCTACTGGAGCCGCTACTGGTGCTACTGGAGCCGCAACTGGTGCTACTGGAGCCGCTACTGGTGCTACTGGAGCCGCAGTTTGAGCAGGTGCTGTAGTTGCTTGTAATCCTGGTGCTGGTGCGTTAGCAGGAACTTCAACGCCATATGGCTTGTAGAAGTTACCCCATTTTGCAGGATCATATAACTCGCCATCTACTGATGCCGCAAACATTTCGCTGATTGCCGTGTAGTGGTCTGCTGTAGGTTGTGCTGGTAAGTAATCTTTAAGATTATGTAAACCATTAGTATCAATAGCCGCTAGTTGAGTTTCATCTAGTGAACTCTCTTTACGAGCCCATTTAGAAGTACTGTAATCAGCATACTGTCCTTTAGTAGTTTTACTAACTCTAAAGTCAGAACCATTAAGGTAATCAGTTGGAATGTTTTCCATATCTGGGTCCATTAATGACGCTTTGATAATGTTAAAGATTTGAGGTGATATTACAAATCTACGCACTGGGTTTTCTGGTGCTGTTTCGTTCAATGGATTATCAGTAACGAATCCGTTAAAGATATATGAACGCTTTTTCCAATACTTACGACCCATATCTTCTAAAGACGGATCTTTAAACCAAGGACGAACCTCAGTTAGTACTGGACAAACTTCGCCATACATTTCACCACAAGGTACTTGTACAGTTACTGGTTTGTTTTCTCCGCCTACTACACCTGGGAAGGTGAGACGAATCATTTGTCGCTCTACCCAAAAGAAATCGTTAGTAGTATCAGCATCAGGTAAAAACCTAAGTGTAGCTGAAGTACCTTCGTCGATATTCCAATGTGGATAAATTGCGTTGTCGCTCTGTTGAGAGCTGTTTGAGTTTGAACCTTTCGATTCCATTGCCGAGAGCTTTGCTCGGATTTCTGCTAATGAGGCCATGATGTTTCTCCTATGATTGCCATGTTTGCCATATGTGTTACTTGCATAAGTGCTCGTAACTGGGTTTATTATACTTGCCTAGATAAAGAAAGTCAACCGTTTATTTTGTATTAAATGTTGACACATTTTTCTTTAACATGTTTATTTATGAAAAAACCCGCACTAGGCGGGTTTAAAATGGATTCTACTCTATGAAACAAGTCAATTGCTTGTTTATCACTAGTAGTGATATGGACTTACTCTACACTAAGTGACGCTTCACAGCGTTTCTTATTATAATATATCGTATTGTTCTAAGAAGTTTTCGTACATTGTACCTGCATCAACTGCTGGAGTTGGAACAGTAGTAGTATTATTTGTTGCTCCAAGTAAACAGCTCTTAATTGTGCCGTACTCGAATTGGTTCAACTGACCACCTGATGTAATCTTCCTACTAACGCCTTGTAAGTATTCAGACAGTTTAGTATCATTGGCTGCATAACTTAGTTGATTAACTTGGTGTCCTAGTCTTGCTTCTGCTGTAGCAAAGTCTACTAAATCGGCTTCTTGTAGTAAGTTTTTTAAGTTAGCAAAAGATTCTTTAGCAACTGCTTTTGTAATATAACTTTCAAATGCATTCTTTTTAAGAGATAATGATTTTAGTTGTCCTAACACATTACCAACTTTATCATCAAAATGTGATACTGTAAACTTGTCTCTTAATTCTATATCATCATCTTCTGAAAGCTCAACTGCTGTTGCAGATAAGTTTTCAATTGTTGTTTCGTATGTTTTAGCACCACTTAGTTTCTTAAATGTATTTTTAATGTTTTCGATGTTCTCTACTGCTAGTTGTACATACTCTGCATTATCTTCGTTCATGATCTTTGCTGTTCTAACATAGTTTACAAATTCTCTGAGCTTCTTAAGGTCTTGTGCCATTTCGATAATACTAGTAGCACTCTCATCAAATACTTCACCACCCTTTTGCACATGACGAGCCATTGCTCTAGCCATTGCTAAATTGTTCTCAGGTAATTTAAATCTTTCATCGCCACGTTGTATAAAGATGCTATGTATGTTTCTGCTTCTTGACCCACGCACTTCTTCATTAACTGCTTTCTTATGTTTAACAACAATCTTTACATTGTCTAAAGATTGGTAACTTGTTTTGCTAGACCCTGACATTGTGTCGAATCCTTCTTTAATATCTGCCATGTCTTTCTCCGCTTGTTTTGCGATATCCTGTTTCTCTCCTACAGCCTTAATTTTTTTACCAAATATCTTGTAGTCGAATTTCATTAAGTAGTCTTGTGCAACATCTTTTAACATTGTTCTCACTTTATGTTCACTTAAATCTTCGCTAGTATTTAGTACCATTGTTGTTGTGGATGGATCTAACCTAACTAAAATATTAGGCTCAGATACAACAAAACGTGTTGCTTCTGTTGGGTCTATAACCTGCTTGCCATCTGCACTAAAACTGTCTACGCCGAAACCAAACCCTTTTAGTATGTTAAATGTTTTTTCTGCTATAACTGGGATATTTATGCTCATAATACTATTTATCTATTTAGAGGAATCCAACTGGTAACGGTGCATCACCTTCGTCGTCGTAATCATCATTGTCTACAATACCACTGTTGACAACACTGTAAACAGCATCTTCAAATGTACTAATGTAGTTAATCATTCTTACATTAAGCATCATAGCCATAACTAAGTCATCCATTTCGCCTGGCTTAGCCTTAAAACTATTACCCCTAGACACAAAGTTCTTTAATTCGCTGATTAATACTTTACTCTTAATGTGTATTCTATCTTGTTCTAGTAAACGTTTAAAGTTTAAACAGGCTTCCATTTTGCTTCTATGCCCTGTGTGGAAACCTTTACGTCCACGTTTACCTGCAACCTTTTTAGGATCGTGTAAGAAATCACCAGGGAAGTTTTCTTCACCTGTATCTCTAATAACTACAAGTGCGGCTTCGCCGATAGTATTATTCTCAACTGTCCAGTATAAATTTTTACATCCATTATTACTTAGGTATGTTAACATTTCCATTAACATTCTCATTTGGCCTTCGACAGGTGTTCTATTATGTGCCCACTCGCCAACCTGTGTCATTGTAGACACATTCATAACTTGTATGGCTGCGTTGTCGCCTCCTGTTCCACTGCTCGGATCTAATGTTAAACTGTATATGTGATTAGGGTTAGGTTTATCATACCAACGTGCTTCGCCCATTTTACCTACAGGGTCAACACCTCTCATTTCAACTAACTGTAGAGGACTAATAAGTGTTTCATCATATATAATAAATTCACATTCATGTTCTCGTCTAAATCTTTCCTCACCGATCCTTGCTCGTTCCGCTGATGCCCATTCTTCATCACGCTCAGGATGAGAAATCCATGTTGACAGATATCCTTTGAATCCATTACGGCCTACATCTTGTTCATTGCCGTACTCGTCAAACAACTTGTTTGCTTCTGCCCAAATAAGTGCAAAAGTATCATCGTCACTGTTAGGTGTTGATGTTACAATACAAGCACCACCTGTACTTAGTGTAGGAGATAGTGCTGTCCAAAACTCTTTAGCAATACGAGGAGGCACAAACGCAAACTCGTCTAAGTAAATAAGTGTTAAGGACATACCACGTCCAGTGTTTTCAGTTGTTGTAGTACTTACAATACGACTACCATTATCAAAGGTAATGCTACCTTTATTGTATTCTGTAACACCTGCTCTAATATGATCAGGAGCACATTCGTATGCATAACGAACTCGTTGCATAATTTCACTAGCACCCGACTGCTTGTGAGCCGCTACTAGTATTGTACTGTCTGGCTTGAACATTGCAAACCAAAGTAAGTAACCTGCTGCTACAGTGGTTTTACCCATCTGTCTGCCTAGCATGTTAATACTAAATCTGTTGTTGTTATAGTTTTCTATTAAGTCTAACTGATAGTCAAATGGTTCAAAGTCAATGCCGCCTCTAGTAGGATGCTGTATACGCATATGGTTAACCATAAAGTATAATGCACCTGTTTCAGGGTCAACACAGTTTTTAAAGTCTCGTAGAGTCTCTGGTGTGTATGCTACTTTAGCATAGCCTTGTTTGATTAAACTAGAATCTACTGTTCCTCTAGCCATTGTTAGTTCCTAAATAGTTATGTTCGGTTGCATAGTCAAATATTCCTTGTGCAATTTTTTTATGTCCGTTAACGCCTGGGTGTCCATTAAAAGATTCAGGATCAGGATCAACTATGTCTGTACCGTTAAACTTTTTGTTTGAGATTACTCGCGGGCCTAACTTTTCAGATATGCCGCCTAATATTCTTCTAGTACCTAGTGTCCTGCCATTTACCCACCAAAACACATAATCAATATTATTATCTTCAAAATACTTTATACCCCTAGATAGGTGCATAACGCAATCTGTAACAAATTTCCATATTTCTTTTCTACTTGCTACACTAGTCATTTCAAAAGGATACCACATCTTTACTTCGTCATAATATTTTTGTAGTTCGCTTTCGGGTATATCTGACATTGCAATTTCTTCGCCGTGCTCTTGTAGTGTATCATTATCCATATGCCTACGCATGAAGTATAACGTTAATTCTAATATATTGTCACTTGCAGGAAATGAGACTGGTTGTACATCATTTCCATTTTTATCTTTAATTTGTTGCCATTGTCTATATCTTGCTGTTGTAAGCTCTATAACAACATTTAAATTTTCCAATGAACCATGCTTTTGCTTGTATGCGTTGCAAAACTCTATGGTTTGATCTACCGAGGATTGTGGGGGTTTGCCGTTATAGCAGTGCTTGTATAGTTGATCTGTATTAAGCATTTCTGCTAAAAAATCAGCATAACTAGGCGCAGGAGTAACAAATTTTAGATCGTTGTACTCTTCATTCCACCCAGTTGCATAACTAGAACCATTAACATATAAATCTGACATGCAGATATTTATCAGCGAATGAGTTTGGCCTTCAGGGTATCGCGGAGTCTATCGATAATTGTTTGTTTATTAGTGGTGTAAGCAGGGTCTTCGTCACCGCCATCGCATGGAGCTTCTGGCTCTTCTTCGTGATCTGGGTGTACAATTACTGCTGTTTCAGGCTCTTCGTCACCAGATACTTCAGCTTCTGGCTCTTCAGATGGACCTTCTTCCTTAGGTAATGTAATGCCTGCTAGTCTTAAGACGTCATGTAGTTCTTGCATACTTGAAGCATTTGCACTAACTGTTACAGTAGCATCGCCTTTAGACTTAGTTTTGCTGTAACTTACATTCTCTCTTTCTTCTTCTTGATCAGGAATGCCATAAGCATCGCCCATCCCTGGCATCATACCTTCCATTAAATTTAATAATTTTTTGTTCTCGTCGTGGTTATTCATTATACTTTCCCGTTACTGCCTTGCTGCTGATTGACTGATGTTGTCAGCTTCTTTGGATTGCTCGCCTGTACGACCCATGTTAGGCTGGCTCATCATATCGTCATGCATTTGTCTTAAGTCATCACCCATCATTTGAGATTTTGTTGGGTAGTTAGTAAAGTAGTCTGCACCTTTTTCTGCTTTAAGTTTTTGTAACTCTGCTAAAAACTTAGTGTTGTATGCTTCGCCAAATAAGTCAAAGTCTTCAATTTCTGCGTTTTCTTTTTCGTAATGATCGAAATTTTCTTGTGCTAATACTGCATCATCTTCGTTTACTGTTCTATCTTCGTCTCTTTCTTTACGCTCTGCAGCCATATCGCTTTCGATTCTTCTTGGGTCATTAACACCGTAGCATAATACTCTGCTGTGATCTAAACCTAAGTTAACTGCTAACCATACTTCTAAAATTCTTTCATTGACTGGGTATTTTAGAATAATATCTGAACTACATACTTCGCTAGTACACTGCACACCTTTATAACGCATAAATTCTATTGGGTTTTCTTCTATCGGTGTTCTTTTAAAGGGAGTAGCACTAACTAAGTTATACTTTGCTAAACAACTTTCGACTTTAGCCATGTGTTCAGCACTGCAATCTGCAGCGAACTTAACTCTGTATCCGTATTCCTTTTTAAAGGATTCTGTTATATATTCGTTTAATAATTTCATATTGTCTCTCTAAGTAATCCAATCGTTACAACTATTTATCAATTTGATGCAAAAATTATTCACCTTTTATAATCTTCAGCAATTCGTTACGATCATATACCTGTGTAGGACCAGTGTCGTCATAACCATCATTTTGATTTTTTGTCTTATCTAGCCTTGCTTTTTTCATCATTAAGTCTAATTGTTGTAATTTTGCTTTTGTTTTTGTATCTTGTGCTTCTAATGCAATCTTTAGCATGTTACTTGCTTCTGCAAATATTTTACCTGCAGCCATATCGCTTACATTCATGCCTAAACTCATTAATTGTGCATAACTGTCTAGGGCTTTTTGTGCTATATCATTCATCTCTACTTCGTGATCGCCTAACCCTCTAACTTCTCTAAATGCATCATTGATCTTTTCTGCGATTGTTAATCCACTGCTTACAATCTCTATTTCTTGTTTTGTTTCTTCTATTGTAGGTACTTTTTCTTCTTCTAATGCTTCTTCCATAGATGGTAAATTAAATTCTTCTTCTAGTTTCTTTGTCATTGTTTAAATCCTAGTTTGATCAACTGTATTGTTCTACCGCCTATGTCTAGAGGATGAAACAATGTTTCTCGTTGTGTTTCGTGATGTAATGTGTGGAAGCC